TGCAATACTAAAGTATCTTTAGGGGTAACAGGGATGGAATAAGAGAATAGTCTCTTTAACCTAGTTACTCAGAGAGTAGGTATTACAATGATGACCGTAGGTCAGGCATTGTTCTTCGCCGTCATCTTCGGCGTGATCCTCTGCATTGTTGCAGGTCTCATCTTCTACAACGTCGGCTACAAGCACGGTGAGTCGCTCACCGACAGCTCGATGCTGTACGCTCGCATCGCTGAGCTCGAGCCCCACGAAGTGGTGCAGGCTCTGGTGACGCTTCACGACGCTCGGACTGACGAGTTCGTGGAAACCAAGAAGTACGACACAGCCTACCAGGCCGTGTCGGCTGTTTCGCAGTACTCGATGGACTACAACCTGCGGCTCAAGCTGCAGCTTCGGTCCGGCGAGTACGTGGCCTTCGACCTCATCAACACCAGTGTTTGAGTTGCTCCTCGCCGTCGGCGGTGGTGCGCTACTGATCAGCTTGCTGATCGTGTGGCTCACCATCGTCGGCATGAACGAGATGGACAAGCACAACATGGGCTTCGTGAATCGGAGCCTGAACAACCTCGCGCTTGGCGAGGCTGAGGTCACGAACACCGGAGAGATTGAGGTCATTGATGAACGAGAAGCGTGAAGAGGTACGTCAGCGGACGCTTAAGACCGCTGACAACCACCGTCAGTACTGGACTGCCGACGAGGATCAGGCGGTCATTGACCGCTACCTGTTCGGCTACACGCCACGTACTCGTCAGGCAACTGACGAGGAACTGGCTGTGGCGCTCGGTCGCACTCAGCTCGCTGTCATGCAACGACGCGTGGTCCTCAACAAGCTGCTGGAGACCATGACACTCGAAGAGATTCACGACGTGGAGCGCTTCAAGCGCACCCGTTCAAATGAGGGTCGGTACGGCCTGGCCGTCGCCAACCTCCAGAAGCTCTGTGCAGAGTGCTATTGCGCTCCGCACGCGGTATACTGTTCGAAGGCTTGACCCACCGGGCGGGGCTGTGGCACAACGCCCCGCCCGGTGTTCCACCACCGATAGAAGGAAATGAGATGACGCAACACACCGCATCGCTCGCTTCGCTCAACAAGAAGGCTGCGTCCTTCAAGAGCGACGAGACCGTCACGGTCAAGCAGCGAGTGAACTACCAGGAGTACGCAGACGTGGAAGTGCCGATCATCACGGCACACGTCGACCCCAACGTTTGGGAGGCTGCAGGCCGACCGAACCAGATCACCATCACCCTTGGAGGGGAAGCATGAACCAGTCCACGCCCGAAGAAGTCGTGCAGCACGCAGTGAGTGCCACGACCCTGGTCCTCGACCAGGCCCGAGTCATCGTCGACATGTGGACGATGAACAAGCAGGGTGCAGGCAACCTCGCCGACGCTGAGCAGATCATCGTGGAGGGCGAGCAGCAGCGTCTCGAGTTCCAGAACGAGATCGCTCGTCTGCACGGTCAGATCCAGTCGCAGGCCGACACGCACCGTGAGGTGCAGGCCACGATGCGCTCGCACATCCACAACCTCACGGCTGCCAACCAGGTCCTGACCGAGTGGCAGGCGCTGGTCAAGGACCTCGTGCCCGACATCCGAGAGCAGATCGAGCTCGCCAAGGCTCGTCGCATCGAGGACGCCAACAACATCATCGAGAGCGAGGACTGACGTGGAGCTCGGCGACACTAAGGACTGGACGCTCGATCAGTTCATCGAGGCCTTCAAGACCTGGCCTGCCGATGAGCTGCCTCCGCAGGGGGAGAACACGTTCCCGTGGCTCGAGGCTCTCGAGCACGTCAAGCAGATGCAGGGGATCCTCACGCACTGCGTGAACTGCAAGTTCCCCTGCTTCCACTACGGAGCGGTCGCATCGCTGATGCCGGGCCACTGCTACACTCAGCTCGGCGTGGCAGAGGTCAGGATCAGCGGCTTCTGCGAGTTCTGTTTCGATGCGATCGCTCGTCCCGACGATGCATCGTGGGATGGTCCGCTTGGCGAGAGCGAAGAGGACCAGATCAAGCGCATCGAGAAGATCGTGGATGAGGAAGCGGAGAAGCTCAAGAACCAGAGCTTCAACGACCTCATGTACGACCCGTTCAACGATCCCGACAACGGTCGTTGACAAGCGTGGCGTGAGCCCGATCACGACACACATGTAGGACCAAGTACGTAGTCCGCAACCCGCCGGGCGCGCGGACATGGTATACTAGTTCTACGCCCAAGCACCGAGAGTCACCGACTCTCCCCGGTGCGTCGGGTAGGGTGGGGCACCGGCGTCCCTCACCCTACCCGGCACACTGGGCCGAACCCAGTACCGGTACAACACCGCCCAACAATGGAAGGAAAGAGCTCATGGCTCGCAAGAACACCGAAGAGACCACCACGACCGAGCTGTCGCCCGAGGCGCAGGCCGCGCGCGACGCCGTCCGCAACGTGCCGCGCCAGTCGCAGGTCCGCTTCGTCCAGCACTACCTCACCGTCCGTGACGCCGAGCCCGACCGTGTCGACGAGTTCTTCGCCGGTCAGGTCGAGGCGATCGAGGCCTTCATCGAGGAGCACGGCGAGCACGTCGACAACCCGATCGAGAAGGCCGTCGCCGCCGCGACCGCCAAGCAGGTCGAGCAGTCGATCAAGGCCCTCACCAACGAGGACCCGCTCAACGGCTACGTCGGCTTCGTCTTCGACCCCGAGGTCGCGGCGAAGAAGGTCACGCCCACCACGCCGCGTGCGAAGAAGTCCAAGGTCGAGAAGATCCAGGACATCCTCGCCGGTGGCATCAGCGAGGACGACCAGGCCACGCTCGCCGAGCTGCTCAAGGCAGCCGGCCTGGCCTGAGCGCCGCCGCCCTCTAACGAGGCCCGTCACCTTCTGGGTGGCGGGCCTCGTTGTATATACGACAAGGAGAATCATGATTGATAGTGCCTTGGTCGATGTGACCAACAACAACGTCCACAACCTCAAGATGGACGCGATCGCCGACGTCAAGACGGTGATCAACAACCAAACCAAGTTCGATCGAGGCTACAACGAGCGTGCCTCATCGTACATGGTCAAGCTTCAGGGCGAGAACCGCTGGCGTCGTGTCTATCACACGCCCATCGGGAACGTCGCTGTCACGTACATCAAGAGCGAGGGCTCGATCTACTACTGTGAGATCGCTCTCGAAGAGGCGATCATGCGGAAGGATGAGTCATGACTGACTGGGTTGCGAAGGATCGTGAGGACGCTCGTGCTATCCTCAAGCAGCACGATCGAGACGTGGAGAGCGTCGGCGAGCGTACGAACGTGTGGGAGATTCAGTTCTTCAATCCGTCCGGTAAGTGGAAGTACACCGACTACATCGTCATGCTCAAGCCTGAACGGTGGGTAGACTTCGACGTGCTCATCCAGACTGCTCTCACCAACACGCCGTCCAACATCAGAGAGACGAACATCAAGACCATCGAGGGCTGGACGGTCGTCATGCTGCAGAACCCGCTCGGGTTCCCGATCATGGTGGTGGGTGAACGTGCCTAGCAACAGCATCAAGCCTGACCTCGTCTACGACTGCCCTGCCTGCGGCGAGCGCGTCGAGGTCGTCGGCATCACGTGGGAGTGGGTGTACCAGCTCATGAGCGAGTGCTACACGTCTCGTGGCGCTCACGTCATGAGACAGTGTCAGCTGCACATGTTGCAGATGTCGCTGCTCCTCATGCTCAACGAGCAACAGACGCTCACGGTCAGTGAGCAGGCCACCGCTACCATCATCGTGAAGGAGCTCGATGCACGAAAGCGTAGTCTCCCTGCTGCAGAGGGAAGTCAAGTACAACAGGCAATTGAAGGATATCCTCGCTAAGCTGCAGATCCCTCACATCCTGTTCTACTCTGGTGCTGGTCGCTCGATCAAGTGTCAGACCAATGCGGCTGACGTGTTCATCACGCTTCAGCCGCTTCCGAACAAACAAGTTCGGATACACCTGTCCATGAGCAAGAGCGCACCCGTCACCTACGAGGTAGACGATCGTGTGCTGCAACCCAAGCTGTACAAGATCCTTCTAGCATTGGAGAAGACATGAAGATCCTGGTTATCAAGGAGCGGTACGCCGTCAAGATGTCTCGTCGTTCGTACGAGGCACATCAGCGGCGTGAGCTCGTCAAGGCTCACCGCATGAAGGCGGAGTTCATCCGAGCAATCGCATCGGGCTGGGAGCAGACGCTGCAGAACGACGAGTCCCTGTCGTTCGAAGAGCGTGAGCAGCTCTCGGCTCAGATCGAGAAGGCACGGTTCGACGCGCTCGCCGTCGACAACTGCAAGTGCCTCGACGGTCAGCACGTCGAGGTCGGGCTGTGAGCGTGCGCATCATCTTCACCGAGAAGCCGGTGATGGTGCAGAAGGAGAAGACGTGCATGGTCTCCAAGGGCCTGCCACAGTTCTTCGACACAGAGCCTGACGTGCACATCACCACACTGGGCGAGGTCAAGGAGGACGACCTCGATCGGTTCAAGCGGGACCACCAGGTTCCCGAGGGTGTTCTCCCAACAGTCCAGGAGACGGAGTGGGACACCGTCTACACCTGGGTTTGGTGGGAGGCTACCGGCTAGGCCAGCCGGACTGGGGCCGGGTGCCACGCTCTCCGCCCGTGTGGGGCGGGCTGTCCCTCCCCCATTGGGGTGGGGGTTGGACGCGAGAGCGTGGCACCTGGGGCCAGGCTGGAGGCCCGCCGGGTTCGCAAAATTTTCAGCGGACCCGGCACTTTCATGGTATAATGGATCGAAGGAAGGATCGATCGTGGCACACGGAATGAATGAGAACGACAAGGCTCTTGTCGTTCGCGACCCCGCTTGGCACAACCTCAGCGACATCTACGCTGTAGCGCCTGACCGAGCAACAGCCGAGGCTCACGTCCACTCGTACAAGGTGGATCGTGAGCCCCTCTATCGTTACGACGTCAACAGCGGTGAGTACTACATGGCTGATGACTTCGAACTCAACGTTCGTCGTGACACCAAGCAGGTCTTCGACATGGTACCGAAGGTGCGTGTCGACCCTCAGCCCAACGAGGTCTGGGACGTGGTCGAGAACGCTCAGCAGGCCATGAAGAACCTGGGCTACGGCACGCTCGACGTGGAGACGGCGGGCACGTACAACGGCGGAGCAGACATGTACGTGCTGCTCAAGTTCAGCGAGCCGGTGTTCATCATCGGCGACCACAAGGGCGAGACCGTGTCGTACATCGCGTTCCAGAACGCGTACACCCGCAACAAGGCACTGCGTGTGCAGCCCACCAACGTGCGGGTGGTCTGCCAGAACATGAGCAACGCTGCTGACTTCTCGGCGGAGGCGGCAGGCATGAACCTGTCGCTGGCTCACACGCAGAACCTGCTGGAGCGCATGACCGAGCTCGAAGAGAAGCTCGTGGCATGGCGATCGGGCATCGACCTGTGGAAGGACGCCAAGGAAGAGCTGGCCTCCATGCCCGTCACGGTCGAGCAGACCGCCTGGTTCGTGGAGCAGTTCCTGTGGATGCCGGAGCTCGCTTCCGAACGTGTGCAGGACAACGTGAAGCTGGCTCGTGTCGAGCTCATCGGCGAGTACATGGGCGACTTCAACGACGGCGTGCGTGGCACTGCCCTCGGTCTGTTCGAGGCTGCGTCCTCGTACCAGTCGTGGGTGCGTGAGGCGCAGAGCAACATGACCCGCTTCAAGCGGAGCATGCTGACGCCGGACACCACGCTCCGTCAGGCTGCTGACCTCGCTCGTGAGGCAGCGCTCGTCTGATGCTGTGGATCGTTCTCGCAGTGCTGCTCGTCAGCATCATCGCTGGCCTGGCGGGTCTGTTCGACCCGCTGGGCGGTGACCCGTTCCAGGGGATCATGCTGTTCCTCCTGATCTGGATCATCTTCGCAGTCGTCATGCTGTTCATCTACGGCATCGCCACACTCAGCGGACATCCGTTCGTCTGGGTGTGGGTCTAGACTCTGGGACCACTAGGTAGGAGTACCTCGTACCACCATAGAACCAGCGGTCTGACTCTCCGTACAAACGAGTCACAGCAACCATCAACAAGAAACGAAAGAGAAACCATGGCTGAGATCGAATACCCCGACAACCTGAAGGTTCAGGGGCAGCTGGCATTCCCGCTCTACTCGAACAAGAACATCGAGCAGATCGTGGAGTGGCGCAAGAAGAAGGGCAAGCCCGCCGCACAGTTCCCGGACAAGATCGGCGCGACGCTCTTCCTCGACAAGGAGAACTTCGAGAAGGCGCGTACGTACCTCCTCGAAGTGTTCTTCCCGTTCCAGCAGGTGCTGGAGGCCAACGGCAAGAAGCACCTCGACGGCGTCTACCACGAGGACTTGATCGCACAGATCAAGGACGGCGTGTGGATCGATCCGACCGACAAGAAGAAGGCGCGTCCGAACCTCCCGCTCCGTGGGCTCACCAAGAAGGACGAGGAGAACCTCGGCGAGGACCACGAGTACGTCGGCAAGATCAAGTTCTTCGGTCCGTACCAGCAGGACCTGGGCACCAAGGCCCTGGTCAAGGGCGCGGACGGCAAGACCAAGGTCCGCTCGATCCGTGACCTCATCGAGGACGAGGTTATCCCTGAAGAGCGGTCGGACACGAGCCGCCTGTGGTGGGGCTCGGGCTGGGACTGGAGGGCGTCGCTGCGCTTCGGTGGCTTCGAGTCTCCGTTCGTCGGCATCTCCGGCTACTCCGCTCCGGCGATCTACCTGCTCCCTCACAAGGGACTGCCGGTGATCGGCGGCAATGCGGCCGACGCCGAGATGGTCGAGGACGGCGACGACCAGGACTGGGCGTAAGCCTGAATGGGCGGGCACCCTTCGGGGTGTCCGCCCATTTCCGTTAGGAGACACAATGAAGATCATCGTTGCACAGGACAACAAGCCTGACACCGAGATGACGGAGGACGAGTTCCGTGCGTGGCTCGACATGTTCCTCGCCGATCGCACACTGGGCACAGAGTTCTGTGTCGTGAGGAAGTACAGGTAATGCCCTTCGAATGGTGTCAGTTCCCGTGGGTCGAGGACGGTGTAGCACATCAGTGCTGCCTGCTCAAGGGCCACGGCCAGCAGCCCGGAGCAGACGAGACCGAGAAGCACCATGTCAGTGGCGACGGCTCTGTCTACGACCACTGACTGCGAGCATCAATGGTGTCCACGCAAAGCTCTGCGTGGGACGACTGAGTGTCACGCTCACACAACACCGTGGCACTGCGCTCTACCAACGTGTGATGCACCCTCGTGGGGTGTGTACACTACCTGCAAGACACACACCCAACTCCTGCGACGAGCAGGCTACATGCCCACGCTCGTCATGGGCAGAGGAAGGACATACGAGTTGAGCGATACACTCATCGATGAGCTCGATGCCGACAACCCGAGTGAGACGGATTTCCGTTTCTCGGCGTCGGTAGCGAGCCGGTACCACAACTGCCACGGCTCTGCGAACCTCACCGAGGCGATCGAGGGCTTCGAGTACCCGCCTCGTAACGAGAACGGTATGAAGGGCGAGGGCACGCGTCTCCACAAAATTTTCGAGGAGGCGCTTTCTGACGTGAGCAACCTGCGTGACAAGGCCAAGCTCCTTCGACTGATCGTGTCCATTCACTGGGTCGAGCGTCGCAAGATCCTTGAGGACGCGAAGACGTTCATCGTCTGGTGGTTCATGCAGTTCAAGACGGCTCCGCCGCTCTCTCACGCCGTGATCTATCAGGCGCTCATGCACAAGAAGCGGGCGATCGACGAGAACGGTAACGAGAAGATCGATGCCGAGGGCAACGAGGTCTGGGTCATCGCTGGCGCTCCGCCTCGTCGACTTCAGTTCCTCGCCGATGCTCTGGAGCGTGTGGCAGACATCATCGATGAGATGGAGGCTGCTGGCGCTGACGACATCGAGGTCCTGTCCGAGGTCAAGAAGGCAGCGACGTGGTTGGAGACTGCTCCGAAGACCACGGTCGACCTCATCATTCGCTCGAAGAAGCTCGGGCGTATGGAGGTCATCGACCTCAAGATGGGTGAGATCGAAGTCTCGCCCATCGAGAACGAACAGCTGATGTACTATGCTGTTACGTTCAGCGCACACCTGTACGCCAAGGTCCGGCTGCACATCATGCAACGGAACAACATCGATTACTGGGACGTGAGCCAAGAGAAGCTCACGGCCTGGAAAGAGGACATGCAGTCCAGCGAGGACAAGATCCTCGGTGGTGACCTCACTCTGACGCCGGGCGAGCACTGCAAGTTCTGCCCGGCGAATCCGCACTCACGGTCTGACCGTGGTTCCAAGGCCTGCCCCGTCATGATGACCGTCTTGTACGGTGCTCGTGACGATGCAGCCACAGACTCGTCTATGGAAGGAGACGATCTTGACTAGGCCAGAGTACGACGAGCTGCAGAAGATCACCGACAGCTGGTACTACACGTACCTGCTGTTCGATGACGAGGGCAAGCTCAAGGCTCACATCACGAACGATGACTACTGCGCGTGGACGGACGTGCCGAACAACGTCATCGCTTCCGGGCTGTGGGACGTGTTCGAGTTCGCGAACGACGCAGAGAAGTTCGACCTCAAGAAGTACCTTGAGGGCGAGGACGTGGTCTACCCCGCTACGATCTACGACGGGTCGCCGCACCCGAAGGCGGGGCAGGTCCAGCACTGGGACGGGATGGATGGGTGGTTCACCACGCTCATCACGAACAACGTGCTGGCAGCAGAACACTGGGCCAAGGAGTTCGGGCTCGACATGAACAAGTGGAAGTTCGTCGAGTACAAGGACGACGAGACCACGTACGAGGCGATCCAGAAAGAGATCATCGAGCGTCTCGAAGAGTACATCAAGGCTCACGATCCGAACAACCCGGATGCGTGGGCCGGTGAACTCGCTGACGACGACCCGGCGGTCCTCGCTCTCGACACGATGAAGAAGGCAACGGCGTGAGCCTGCGTGAGAAGATTGCGGCGGCCATTGAGGGTTACGACGTGGCCGCCGCAGACTTCTACAACCAGTACATCAACGAAGAAGAGAGCTTCGAGCTCGCTGATAAGGTGATTGCTGCGATCCTGCAGGAGGCAGATGCGGACGTTGAGAACGATCCGCCTCTGTTCATGGCCGTGTTTGGCTGCGGGTTCGAGACCAACGACTACGACGTGGCACTCATCCACGCGTTCAAATGTGAGGAGTGTGGGAATGACGATTGACCTCGAAGAGCTGTACGTCGGGCTGGACTACGAGACCTGGTCTCGGACGAACCTGCCCGAGAAGGGTCTGTTCAATTACGTGACAGACCCCGAGTTCAAGGCGCTCATCGTGAGTACCGCCGACAAGTACGGGAAGTTCACGTACGACTTCGTGTTCCGCTGCTACTGGCAGGACGGCATCATGCAGGAGCAGCTGGACGACGACAGAGAGGTTCTCGATTCGTTCGAGTGGGACCTGCTCAACGGCGTCCACGCCAACAGGATCATCATGGCACACAACGCCCCGTTCGAGCGTGCAGTGACTCGTACGATCCTGCCGAAGTTCCCTGTCCGTAGGTTCCAGGACAGTGCTGTCGACGCACGCATGCTGGGCGTGGGCGAGAAGCTCGAGGTCGCGTCTCGTCAACTCACCGACGAGGCGAAGCTCGAGGTCGGCAAGGAGCTCATCATGCTCTTCTGCGTGCCGAACGAGTTCTACCCCGACGGTCCCACGCCCGAGCTCATCGAGAAGCACGGGCACATGGACAAGTGGATGGAGTTCATCCACTACTGCGAGGTCGACGCGGCTGGCTCGCGAGAGATCAGGCTCGTCGCGCATGAGATCATGGACCCGCTGGACCCTGGTCTCATCGAGCGTGAGGCTGAGCGGGAGTGGGAGTGCTACCGCATGAACCAGAACGGGTGGCAAGTCGACATCCCGCTCGTGGACAAGATGCGCCAGCGGTCGTGGGCCAACGGCATCATCGCACAGCGGGCGTTCGTCAACGAGACGGGTGACCAGATCAACTTCAACAGCCACCAGCAGTTGAAGAAGTATCTGAACGATCGTGGGGTACAGGCCAAGAGCCTGGACAAGTACCACCTGCCTCTCGTGCTGGAGCGGGTCAAGGATCGTATCGCCCGAGGCGAAGAGATGCTGGGTGAGGATGGGCGGGACGACTACCCGTCCATCACACGGAGCATCGGCCTGCTCAAGGAGGCTGAGGCTATGCTCGAAGCCAAGCTGGAAATCGGTGGAAGCACGCTGTCCAAGCTACCGGTGATCCTCAACCTGAGCGACAAGGACGGTATCCTTCGGGACCAGTACGTCCACGCAGGCGCGAGCCAGACGTTCCGTACGTCAGGTAAGGGTGTGCAGATGCAGAACCTCGCTAAGCTCGTGATGGGTAAGGACGAGGACGGCGAGGACGTGGTCATCGACATCAGCACGGTCTACAACCTCCAGCACCACTGGAGCAACGGTGACATGGCTGGTCAGCTGCGTCAGGTGTTCGAGTCCCGTCACCCGGAAGGTGAGGTCATCGTCGGTGACTTCAGCTCTGTCGAGTCTCGAGCACTGGCCTGGATCGCTGGCGAGGACTGGAAGACGCAGACCTACATGGAGGGCAAGGACGTGTACAAGGTCCTGGCCTCCAAGTTCTTCAACATCTCCTACGAAGAGGTTACGAAGGACCAGCGTCCGAGAGGCAAGTACTCGGAGCTCAGCTGTGGGTACCAGTCGTCTGCATCTGTGCTGCAGGACTTCATGTTCCGTCTCGGCTTCTCGGTTGACATCGAGACGGCGGTCGAGGACGTCATGAACTGGCGCAAGGCAAACCCTGCTATCGTCAAGTTCTGGGAGACCATGGACAACCTGATGAAGGACACGGTGCGTCTCAACGAGAGTCTGACGGTGCGAGTCGCCAACGGGCTGTCGATCAAGACAACTCCGTTCGTGCTGAAGAGCATGGCGGAGCAGCACCCCGGTTCTCTGAGCGTGGCAGTGCAGGTGCTGCTGCCGGACGGTACGCCGTTCGTCACGCGGTTCCTGCACGGTCTGTACCTCAAGCTCAACGACGACGGGTTCAACGTCAGCCTGCTGCACTACAAGCCTGCCGAGTACTACAACCCGGACAAGCCTCTGTGGAAGGCGACATACCAGCACCCGAAGAAGAAGGACCCGAGGACCAACAAGCCTCTCGAGGTCTTCAACAAGGTGTACGGTGGCAAGATCACTGGCATCGTCGTGCAGTCGTTCTGCCGCGAGATGTTCATGGACAGTGTGCACGCGCTGTTCGACATGCTGGACACGGGTGGCGTCACGAACGCTCTGCCCTGTGGACAGTTCCACGATGAGATCGCTGTGGACTGGCAACCCGGTCTGTGGTCTCACGACGCTGTGATGAAGATCCTCGACACGGCCATGACATACTGTCGGGTCGAGGGCTTCCCACTGGTGGCGGACATCAAGTCCGGTCATCGCTACATCAAGTAACCAACACGGGGCGGGTGTACCACAACACCCGCCCCATAGAAAGGAAACATCGTGGACGATCGTATCATCATCTGGAAGACTCCCACCTGCACGCGCTGCCCTGGCGTCATCCGCCAGCTGCAGCAGCACGAGCTCAAGGAGGGCGAGGACTTCCGAGTTGAAGACCTGACTACGCCGGAGAACGCGGAGAACCTCCGCTACTTCACCGAGGACCTGAGCATCAAGCAGGTTCCGATCGTGGAGTACAAGAACCACCTGGCGATCGGCGGCATGTACGGCGAGGTCATGGGCTTCATCAAGCAGTACAAGACCGAGCACGCGCGATGAAGATCGCTCTGACCGGCGTGGACCCTGGCATCGTCGATACAGGGCTGGTCAGGATCAACCTCGACTCAGACAAGCGGGAGTGGGCTGTGCATGCACAGGTCTTTCACCGCATGGTGAACCACAACGAGGACAAGGTCTACGTAGACGAGCAGGCTCTGCTCGTCATGAGTGTGGTGGCCGGTGCCACCCTCGCAGGCGTGGAAGGCTACAGGCCTCGTGGTCGTAACATGATCCAGGACAGGATGATGACCACACTCGTACAGCGGATCGGTCGCATCCAGGAGTTCCAGGTCGAGGACAACACAGGCATCAGACAGGTGGTGACCAACCACACGCTGAGGCTCTTCAAGGTAGACCGCTTCGATCTGCCCACCAACCACGCTGACCTCAAGTCGGCGGCGCGGGTGGCCCTCATGCGAGGGTACAGAGACGATGCGGCCAACGAGGTGATCTGCCAGTTCTTCGAGGACATGCTCTACCCGGAGGGAACGCCATGGCAACTCGTGTCTATGTAGACAACGACCTCGACTTCGAGAACCCTGATCCGTTCCCGTGGATGGATGTCGCTGCGTGTCATGGTATGGACACGGAGCGGTGGTTCACGGGTGACCTTAAGGTCCGAGCCGAGGCCAAGGAAATCTGCAACACCAAGTGCTCGAAGAGAGTCGAGTGCTTGTTCTATATCCTGACGCGAGAGCCGAATGGCTATCGTCGTGAAGGTGTGTTCGGCGGGCTGGAACCCAAAGAACGACAGGCGCTCGCCGAGCGTCTGGGACTCGTCAAGAAGGAAGACAAGGAAGATGGAGAAGACGATGAGTGACTACGAGCCGCGCAACTGCTTCAAGACGCAGGCACACGACGCACACGACTGGAGCGTCGAGGCGCGTGACGGAAGCACGGACAACGACGGCTCTCCGCGCTGGCTCTGGTTCTCGTGCAACGGGCACGAGGCCCGGCCTGCTCCGTGGGAGCTGAAGGGACCGGGAGATGAGGACAAGGTCGAGGTCGTGACCACGCCTGCGATCCTCGACGGTCGTACGGCGTACGGTGACAAGGTCCAGAACCAGGTCGAGCAGGCGGCGATGATCAACGCCTACCTGAGCGGACGGCAGGTGCGACCGGTCGACGTGCCGATCATCATGATCTTGATCAAGGCACACCGCATCGGCAAGATGCCGGACTACAAGGACAGCTATGACGATGTCGAGGGTTACCTCAGCATCGCCAAGAGCGTCATCGGTCCTGACATGATCGAGGCGACCACCGCTCGGGAGTACATGGAGATCAAGAACCGTGGACACCAGGGCGAGGGCCGAGCGATCGAAGGCTTCGGCAACCCGTACCGGAACATCGACCAGTGAGGCCTGGACTCCGAGACCCTGAGTGTCCGGTCTGCTCGCCCGAGGCTCACGTGACCTGTAAGGAGGACGGCAGTGAGTGCACTCACCGATGCCGATTCCATCTGGACAGCGCTTGAGGGTATCCTCACGAAGTTCGTCAAGGACTTCGACAAGTGGAAGCCGTCGCAGACGGATGCCTTCCACTCATGGGAGGCGCTGAACCTCAAGCGGTGCCTGCTGTTCTTCCCAACGGGTGAGGGTAAGACCTACACCAGCCTCGCACTCATCCGAGTGCGGGGCTGGAAGGAGGTCAACGTCATCGCTCCGAAGAAGACGCACGGTGGCTGGTACAGGGCAGCACAGCTGATGGGGATGAAGCTTCATCTCTACTCACCTGAGCTCTTCATCCGACCTGAGACCAAGTTCACGAGAGACATTCCGTGGATCGTGGACGAGGTACACAGGCTCGGAGGACGGGACGCTGCAGGCTGGCAACGCTTCGAGCGGATGATGAGGAAGTTCCAGCATGAGGTCGTGCTCATGTCAGCAACGCCGAACTACAACAAGGCAGAGCGGGCGTTCTGCCTCGACGTGCTGGCAGACCAGAGTGCGATCCGCAACTACATGGACTGGCTCATCTTCCACTGCGAGGTCAAGGCGAGTAGGTACTCGATCTACCCTGACTTCGTGGAGTTCAAGCGTCACGACTCGGTGATCGACTACATCTCCGACAAGCGCTGGTGCTTCTACATCGAGGACACAGCGGACTGGACGAGGGTGAACCTCGAACTGCCTGACCACTTCAACATGATCTACGAACGCTACGGGTACAGCCGTCAGCACAAGCGGGTCGTGGCGAGTCTCATGGAGAAGTTCCACAAGCGGGTGGACCAGCAGTACATCGATCCTCGTTGGGGCATGCTCCACGAGGACATCACCGAGTCGGTGATGGAGATGCTGGCCCACTACCCTGACCGCAAGCAGTGGCTGGTCTTCTGCTCGCACAAGACAGTAGCAGATGCGGCTAACAAGTCGCTCTCGCTCAGATTCAGGGAGGTGTTCCAGATCGATGGAGACACCAAGGGTAGAGACGTCGAACCCATCAAGTCCAAGTTCATCGCGTCTGATCGTGGTTTCCTCATCGGCACCACCGCGATCGCTGAAGGACTGGATGGGCTGGACAAGACCTGTCAATCCCTTCTCATCCTGGATGACATTCGAGGCGACCACGCAAAGCGCCGACAGGTCATCGGACGAATCCTCCCGCGAGGAAAGGGCGACGAACTGGAACGTGTCGTCGTCACAGCAACCATCAAGTAGCCATCACACGTAACGGAACACTACACCACACCGACACCCAGAGAGGGTATAATGATCATGGCTGCTATCAACAAGGCTGTCGAGGAACTCATCGAGCAGGTCCCCGCAGCAGACGGCTACGAGACGAAGATCATCAAGGAGAAGTTCGAATTGCTCAAGGACATGGCACCACCGCCTGTCATGGTGGCTCCGAGCGCACTCCGCGACAACTGAAGAATGGGGGAGGTCGCCGTGGCCGCGACCTCCCCCTGACCCCACCGAGAGGATACCTCTATTATGCCACAAGTTTTCAACGTGCAGGGGCGGGCAACGCTTGCTGAGGCTCTCGTTCGACTGTTCAACATGGTGGAGCACGGTCACTCCCTCTATGTGCCGGTCCACTTCCTGACAGGGGAGTACGAAGGTCTGGCAGGCAGGCGGTTCAAGCCGGTCGAGAAGGTCTGGCACCGCCTCAGCCTGCGAGAGCTCAGAGACCTGGCCAATGACCGGCTCGACCTGCTGTTCGCCGCCCCGTCAGAGTTCGCCTCGTTCGTCTTCATGTGTGAGCAGTTCTCTACACATGTAGAGAAGGCGACAGGAATCCTGGTTCGGATCGAGGAGAGTCACGTAGCCCAGCTCAACGGCGCCGGTGAGCTGGTACCCGTGACAGGAGACTTCGTCCCGAACTACCTCAACATCCCCTACAAGGAGGATGCCGAGCCTGCGGAGAAGCTGTTTCAGATCATGGCGGGCTGGCTCAACAGCGAAGAGCAGGCACACTCCCTGCTGTACCACCTGGCTACCATGCTGCAGCCGACGTTCAGCGCACGCAAGTACGTGCTGCTCATCGGTGAAGGGTACAACGGCAAGGGTACGCTGATCAAGATGCTGCACGGTCTGCTGGGAGAGGACAACATCTCAGGCATGACACGGCAGGACATGGCGGCGAAGGAAGTCACCCTGCCTGAGCTCAACAGCAAGATGCTGAACCTCGTGTACGATGGTCCCAAGGACTTCCTCAAGGACTCATCGACCGAGAAGACGCTGATCGCTGGTGAACCGATCTGGCTCCGTCGTCTGTACGAGAACGGGACCACCAAGGTTCAGACGTACTGTCTGTTCGTGGAGGCTCTGAACGATGAGCCGAACACGAGTGACAAGTCTCCTGCTCTGCAGAAGCGACTGACACGGTTCAAGTTCCCGAACGTGTACGAGGACGACCCGACGTTCGCCGACAACATGCAGACGCCGGAGATGCTCGCGGCGTTCCTGTATCTGTTGCGTCAGCACTGGGTCAACAAGGAAGACCTCAAGGACAAGCTCCGCCTCACGGCAGAGTCTCTGGACCTGCAGCTTCAGGCTGTCTGGAACGTCAGCCCGATGCTGCGTTACCTGGAGTGGGTCAGTGGTCGTACGCCCGAAACACTGCAGGACATTCTCGATGGGAAGATGCTTGTCAACCCGTTCCTCGAGAACTACCGCGTGTGGCTGGAAACGAACGGCTACAAGAACATGGAGGACGACTACCTCCTGCGTCAGATGACTCACAACTTCGTCACAGACAGGAAAACTTTCCGGTTGGCGAAAACGCCTGGCGGAGAGAAGAAGCCCACGTCGGCAAGGTACATCAAGACTGTACTGCCCGACACACTCAATGCAATCAACATGCTCCTTGCAGGTGCCAGCCTGGAGGGAGTTACAGCGGATGACCTCGAAGTCATCCGAGAACTGGAGTAAGCAATGCTGCGTCCCAATCAGCAGTGGTTCGAAGATCACGATCAGTACTTCTCTCGTGACCTCCCTGCACAACTAGCCAACTGGCCCAAGGCTAGCCTGGTCCGAGTCAACTCCAACGGCACCACTCAGAAGGGGTGGGGTCGAGACGAGTTCGTTCGCAACCAGGCTGAGGGTCACTTCCAGGTGGAGCGGTCTCTGCGACTGTTCGACCGCTACGCTCAGCCGTACGGCATCGTCATGCGGTCTCTGCCGATGATCTGTGTCGACATCGACGGCAAGAACGGTGGCATCGGCACGAGCAAGGTCATGGCTCTGCCGAAGACACTGGCGGAGAGATCGAAGGGCGGGAACGGGTATCACCTGTTCTACAGCGTCCCATACACGGTGTGGGACGTGGAGTACGGGTACGATGAGTTCCCTGACGTCATCGGCCTGATTCCCGGCGTGGACATCAAGGGCACCGGCATCGTGTTCCACTTCGCCAACCAGAAGTTCAACAACCTCGACGTGGCTCCACTGCCTCCGTCGCTGGGTGAGCTCATCGGCAGGGCTCGTGAGATTCGTTACCAGACCAGGGTCACCGCACACGGTGCACTGGCACTGGACGAGGAAGAGCTCGCTATTCTTCACGACTCGCTGTTGACGAAGCTCAACTCAAAGTTCACAGCGGGTAGCCGGAACAACCAGCTCTACAAGATCGGGGCCAGGATGCAGGCCGCGAACTTCCCGAACTGGGAGGCTGAGGTTCGGCGTCGAGGACTCGAAGTCGGTCTGCCGCCTGACGAGGTCGAGGAGCTCATCAGGAACGTGGCGAACTACGCGTGATGAGTAGGGGGTGCGGGCTTCGGCCTGCACCCCCACTCTTTTTCTTTTTACGGTATAATGGGGGAACAGACCCCGGCACGGAAGGACAGTCATGGCCGAGAGGGAACTCAGCGACATCGAGCGCGAGCTACAGGCAAGGCACAACCCGAACATCAGACAGCAGTTCACGAGCACGGCTCTTGAACCGCGTACGTCTGAGTACATTGAGGACCTGGCTCTGCCCGTAGAGTCTCGTGGTCGCATGCCTCTGACACAAGAGAAGTTCGTCATCGCAGAGAACCCTCAGCGTGTAGCGTGGGAGCGGGAGGTCCGCGCCGCACTCGCCACGATGAGCGACAAGACTGCTCATCGTATCACTGCCGTGATGGTCTATGAGTGGACGACGGGTATCAAGGTCACTGACCTGATCGAAGCCGAGGGTCTGCAGGACGTGAGTCCAAGGGGCGGAGGGCAGAACGGCTCTGCCAACAGCCACCTGCGCCACATCAACTGGGTGCTGCAGGAGTACTTCGGCAAGCCGTACAAGACCAAGATCGCAGGGCGTGAGGTCGGTAAGGCGTACAAGGTACGCAAGGGATTCCGGGTCAAGCTCAAGCGTCCGGCGAACCTGACGCTCTGGCCCGAGTGGGAGAACGGGACGCTGACGCCGTGAGCAGCAAGAAGCAGGAGCTCTCGCCTGAGGCTTACGAGCGGTGGTACGCTCGTCACAGGGTCAAGGAACTAGAGAGACGTAGAAGGATTCAGGCAGAGGCAAATCCGATCAAGGCTCTTCCGCTAGAAGAGCGCGGGGAACTCCGCGAGACCTACTCCCTGGAGGAAGCGTTCTGGCACCCGCTAGCGTGCGAGTGCGGGTCGTGCGAGGGTCGGTACCACATCAAGCAAGTGCGACTCCTCATGAAGCCGATCCCGCCTGCCGTCAAATCGGTAGTGGCCCATCTTCCTGAACTACCGAGTCAGGTACTGCGCCTCCTTCAAGACGTCGAAGAACGATTTCTATCGACTGAAGATTCGCAGACCACGCAGCATTCAGAATGAGACCAGCCGCAACCACGTCCAGCGGGTCAGGCGAGCGAGAGAAGATGGATTGCACGACAATGACACGCTGCATCCACAACCACTGAATGCGGGTATCCGGCGTCTGACGGTGCTCTTCCGGAATCTCGGTGCGGAGCTTGCGCCCGATCGGGACTACGTTACTCATTGTCGTTCTCGTCTTCCATCTCCGGCACCGGAACCTCAGCGCTGTACTGCGTAAGGTCGACGATCTGCAGGGCCTTGTCCTTGCGCACTGCCGGGTTGGTACCCATGCGGCGGGTACCACCCAGGCGGTCGAGCAAGATCTTCTGAGCTCGCGTCGCCATGTTCATCTCGGTGCGGTTCGAAGGCCGGATGCTGGCCATGTCGAAGATGTTGCGTGACATCATCTCCCAGGCAGGCATGTCCATGCGGTCGGTGATCCGATCGCTGGGCCAGCCAGGGTTCTGCTGCACGTACTGCAACGCCTGTTTGATGGTCTTGAACTTCTTGAGTAGTGGCATCGTAGTCCTTCCTAACTCCAGACGCCTGAGTAGTCTTCGACGTAGTCACGGCTCGTGGCAGTGCCCTGCCCGATGAAGTCGCCGAAGAAGTTGACTTCCTTGGTGGCCTGCACCACGTAGCGCAGGGTGTCCATCAAGTGCGAGTACTTGTCGTGGACCGGGAACGGCGACCACATCTCGAGCTTGGTGTTATACGCGTACTTGTAGTTCTCGAAACAGTCGAGGACCTTGTCGCAGTTGGGGCGATCAGTCCCGAGCTTACGCTCCGCCTCCGTGATGCCGTTGATGTAGGTGTTCAGCAGGGTGAGGCGGACTCGCTGGACCATCGTGATGACGTCACTGCTGGCGGTATTGGGCAGTCCCTTGACCGTCCAGAGGTTCGTACCCTTCTGCAGGACGGTCGTGTTCGCCCACCGCTCCCGCATCATGTCAGCAGGAGTCTCACGCACGGCGGAGTTGTGGTGCTCGCCGTCCCAAGGCAGGATGATCTTGCCGAGCTGGTTGAACCACGGCTTCATCTGTAGGTCGTCCACGTACTCAGGAAGAGGACGACCGTGGCCCTCACCGCAGTCGATGAGGAAGAGCTTGTTGTTGATCCACTGGAACGCGATCCAGGACGTAGCGTCGTTGTGGACACCAGCCGAGCCAATGTCGAAGGCCACGTGGATGGGGAAGCCTCGATCCCAGTTGAAGGGGTCGGTCCGCTTCTCCTTGATCATGCGAGCGTACGCCTCACCGTAGACGGCGGCGGAGTCCATCTCTTCGAAAGAGCAGTGGTACTCCTGCTCGAACATACGGGCGTTACCGAAGAGGACGAGGTAGTTCTGCTGAATCTGCTCCAGCTGTTCCTTGGTCAGAACAGGCGGGAGGCCGTTGAGCTTCATGATCGCGTTGATGTCGTCAATACCACGGATAAGAACCTTGGCATCCTTACGACCCTCAGCGATCTGCATCAGGGTCCACAGCGGATTGTTGCGCTTGCCACGAGGGGTAGCGGCGATCATCAGACGCTTGTGACCCTGGCCCGAGTCGATAATCGGGAGCAGGCGGGGGATGGGGTTCTCTCGCACGAACAGCGAGAGCTCGGTGAACGAGTAGTCGTCAAACGACGTACCGACACCGTTCTGGTCCTTGCCACTCTGGAAGTAACCTTCCAGCTTGAGCTTGGAACCGTTGTGGAACAACCCCTCCATCCGCGTATCTTTCCACCCGCTCGCGCCGCCCTTCATGAGTTCGACGGGGACATTGTCCTTGAGCATGTGGACCTGGACTTGACGCTCGGGGTCCCAATACGTCTTATCCCAGAGGATGTTGCGGATGGAGGGGTTGTCGGTGCCGACGTACACACCCGTCGTCTTCTTGTACTTCACACGCGCGTCGATGTTCTCCATCGACATCGTCACGTCCTTGCCCGTCTGCCGGGCGAACACGCCGATGCCGATCCGGTAGTTCCGGTAGCACGAGTGCAGTTCTGCCTGGTACGGGCGAGGCCTGTAGAAGCTTGGGAAGACGTCGGCCACGTGTTACTCGATCGGCTCGAGCTCGAGGACCGCGAGCTGCAGCCCCTCCAGGTGACGGACGGCGGTGGCGCGGGCGGGGTTGTCGATGTACCCGTTCGTGAGCTCGACCCAGACGTTGTTGAGGCGCTCGTTGAGCGTGAGCTCCGAGTCTTCCGGCGTCTTGTCGAGCAGGGGCTCCGACTGCTCGTCCTTCGAGGCGTCGGCGGCTGCAGCTGCCTTCGCCTCTTCCTCCTTGGCCTTCTTGGCCGCGGCGGTTTCTGCCATGATGATCATCCTTTTCTCTCCCAGACGCGTTCTGGAAGTTGAGTGGGAGGACGCCGCACCTGCCGGGGAACAGGCTGGGGGTGTTACGACGCCCTCCCGGTCGGTTACAGCGGGGTGACTCCCCGCCGAAGGTGTGCAGCACCGCTGGCCTGCCAGAACGCGCCGTAGTCGTCGTCCTCGCCCTTGTCGGCAGACATGCCCTGTGTCGAGGGAATGCCAGCCTGGGGCTGCTGACCCTGGAACTGACCGTTGGGCTGACGCTGCTGCTGAGCGGCGACCTGTCGCTGCTGCTCTGCACGCTGAGCGGCGTTGACCCGCTCACCGCTCGCACCGCGCTCCTTGGCGAGGTTGGTGCGGAGTTCGTTCAGCATCGGCTGGACGTTGCCCTGGTAGCCGATGGTCTGCCCGTTGTGGATGAACGCGAACGACTGAGCCATGGACGCGAACCGCGTTGCCAGCTCCTTGTCGAAGGTCTTGGAACCTTCCACGATGTCGGGGTTGTTCTGGAAGAGCAGGAACGACTCCTGGATCACAGAGCGGAGTGGCTGGAGCTCGCGGTTCTTGGTACCCACCAAGTCCTCGACCCCACGCTCGATCAGCTTGCTCGCGCCTTCGATGTAGTCACGAGCCTGCTGGCCGTCCCGGATGAGCACCTTCGTGCCGGGCTGTGCTCCACGCTGGATGCTCGGAACCTCCGTGCCGACGAGCTCGGTCGGCGAGAACCGAAGCGCTTCGAGAATCTCGGGGTTGATGGAGTCCCGGTACTCGCTCAGAGCTTGGTTCTTGATTGCGGCGTCGAGTCGCTCGTTGGCGGCGGACTGGGCGTCTCCGAGGATTCGGGTGACTTCAGCAGCTTCGTGTCCTCGGAGTTCTCCTGCGGCGGGAGATTCAGGAGCTCCAGCAGGAGCGGATGATCCAGCTCCGGCTCCAGAGGCAGGCGGCTGAACTCCAGCTCCCGGAGTCTGAACTCCGGTTCCTGCCGCAAGATCACCGGCACTGGGGGCACCGGCGAGAGTTCCGTCTCCCGGTGCTGCTCCATCTCCAGCAGCTGCTCCAGCTCCTTGGTCACCAGGAGTTGGTGCCGGAGCTCCTTCTGCAGGAGCGCCAGCCGCTTCTCCGCTCTGGCCTGCCGCCGCAGCAGCCTCCTGTGCCTGAACTTTGTTGAAAGCAGCCGCAAAAAGCGGATTGATTTCAGAGTGGTAGTCGCCAGTCGGATTGACATCAGACATCGTCGGTCCAGTCGGTCTCGGCGCTGATGCGGACCTGGTTCGCGTTGTGCTGGGCGTCCGAGAACGAGAAGCCAGCCATCTCACGAACGTTGGTGAACAGACCAGCGGACGGGTGGATGATGAGTGCCGACGCGTCGAGCACGACGGCGTGGATGATGCCCTTGTCACCGCGCGTCAAGGGGATTGCCTCCCAGCGACGGTGCCAACGGTTCGAGGCGCGGGTCCAGCCGACGAGCACCGAGTGGTACGCCTGCTCGTGCTCCTTCCAGTCGTCCTTGTTCTCCGCGAAGAGCTCGATGGGGTCCTTCGGGTAGCACTTGCGGAGCACGCGGAGGGCCTCTTCGAGCATCTTGACACGCTCGGCGAGGTACATCGGCAGGTCCTTGTGGCGGAGCCAGGGGTAGTCGCGCAGGAGTCCGAGGGCGACGGACACGCTGAGCGGCTGCTTGGCCTGGTTGATCGCGACCTGGAGGGTTTCGTCCCACATCTGGAACATGGTCGTCTCGTACTGGCCGGTCTGAGCCTTCTGAATCGCCTCCTGCATCTCGGGGCGGTTCATCGGGTTCTCGTCCTCGAGCTCGATGTCGGGGTCGGCGACGAGTTCCGGGACTTCGATGGGGGTTTCGGACATTAGATGTAGCTCCTTCCAAGCTGCAGGTCGCGGAGCATGCGCTCCATGGTGTCCATCGTCTGCTTGATGTCGTAGCAGAGGTCGCTGCCGACGTAGAGCGTGCCGATGGAGGTCGGGACGAGGTCGATGCCACCGAAGTAGCGCACGACATCGAGACGGTCGAAGCCTCGCTGCATGTTGTAGATGTGTACCTTGAAGGGCAGACGCTGCTCCTTGTACACACCGACCTGCATCGAGGGCAGGGTCACCTTGATCTCGCCGACTTCGGTACCCGTTCCGGGAATCTCGAACGACTCATCGAGCTGGCCGTTGCCGAGCCGACGCTCGTGGTCCTGCACGCCGGTGTTGACGTAGCGGACCTTGCGGATCATGCGCGGGAGCGGGCGAGCAGGCTTGGGGACCTCATCGAGGAACCACACCTTGCCCGACGAGTCGACACGGATCGGGTCGTCGGGGCCGTGGGTGTTGAACGTGAGACCTGCACGGCGGCTGGCCTCGTCCGAGAACGGCACACCCAGAAGGCGTGCGAGGGTCTCAGGAGAGTACTGGCTCCACTCGAAGTGGTGGTGAATGAGCTTCCCGCACTTCGTGCTGGAGTCACAGTCGGCGGGGTGCGGCGCGCCAGGTGCCCGCGTCTGGGGCGCTTCCGGCGCGGGGATGCCGGGGTCACCCGCCTCCGGAACGGGGCCGCGAGCGGCTGCGAGAGCGCCAGCGGTGGGGAGACTGGCCAGGTCGATCGGGGCCGGTTCCGGCGCGGGCGGCGTCTCTTCCTCGTACGTGTCGCCGAGGTACTGAGCCACGAGACCTTCGAGCTCTGCTTCGGTGTAGTTGACGAACGGCTTGTCGAAGGGCACGGGCACCCCGACCTCTGCAGCAGCCTTCAACTGCTGCCAGAGCACTGCTTTGCGTGGAACAGCCACGGCATCCTCCTAGGGCGGTTGGGGGCCATTTTCGGCCACTCACCGCCATTATACCCGGTTTCCGGGCGGCGGAGGGGCTAGTACGTGTAGGCGATCAGGATATCGGTCCACGTCCAAGCGGTGCCGGACACAACATCGATGTTCGCCGCGCCGCCGTTGACGCTCAGGTAACCGTTGCCGGTGACGTCGTGCTCGAAGAAGCCGTTGTACTTCGGGCGGGGCACGTCAGTGGTGTGTGCGAAGCCGAACGCCCACGCGGCAGGACCAGAGATGTCGAACTCCAGTTCGACACGGTTCGCGAACTTCTTCGCGACGATGGTACCTGTCGGCGTACCTGTTCCGACCGTCACACCCGCACCGGGCACGTTGATCGTGGTCGTAGCGAGAGGGGCCTCTCCTGCACTGATGGTGGTACCCGCGAGCGCGATACCGAGCCGGTCGAGCAGGTCACCCTCCGACGTGTAGGCCGGGTAGGTACCGTAGGCACCCGTGTCGAGGCGCTCGGCCTCGTAGACGATGTCGGTGAGGGCCTTGCCCTTGGTCGTGAACACTGGAGGGGTTCCCTTTCCGTTGAGTCGGTAGAGCTCTGCCAGGATGGAGTAGAGCTCGTTTCCCATTCCGTTGTACATTACGGTCTCCGAGGATCGTTGGGCATCGGGATGCCGTTGGCAGTGATGGGGTTGTTGCCGTACTGTGCGTTGCGCTGGTACTCGAACGTCTGGATCGAACCGAGCTCGGTGTTGACATTCGTGGACTGCTGCATCAGCATGAACTGTGCGAAGTCGATCTGTCCGAAGAACATCTTGACAGTCGCACCATCCACCACGGAGCGGGCGAAGAACGTCCACTCCATCATGTTGCGCTTGATTTCGAGGAAGTCGTTCGTGTCTCCGAGGTCCACGCCACCACTGATGCGACCACCCGTGAACGTGATACCGGTGTTGTCCTGAGCGCTCTTGGTGTTCTTCGTGAACTCCACGTAGCGGTTCCGTACGTCGTAACCGCGAATGCCCCACTCGAACTCGCCGACGAAGTCGCCGATGTGCAGCTGAGCCTGGTAGAGCAGAGCCCACATGTCGTGAGCCTTGTTCGCACCGAGGGTGTTGGTTTCCAGCGCCCACTTGATGTTCTGCAGCTGAGTGTCTGCACCTACGGCGTACTCGTCTGCGAACGCCATTTCATCGAAGATGAAGATCGCGTCCGGCTTGACGATCGCCATGTACAGCTTGTTGCCGACCTGCAGTTTGTGCAGACTGATACCCTGCACGAGCCATCGCGACCACGTCGGGGTCTCGATACCGAGGTCGAGGACCCAGACCTCGTTGCCCATGCAGTCCTGTTCGAGCGTCTCGCCGTCAGGGTTGTGCACGATGAAGTACAGGCGGTTGTCGTGCTGAGCGGAGATGATGCTCTCCTTGTCCGCGAGGTTCTGCCACTTGTTCGCGATGTCAGTTGTCATCGTCTTGTGGCTGATGCTGTAGTTCGCCGCAGTGCTCGCCATGAGCTCCGCTTCGAGGGCGTGGTACAGCTTGTTGTTCAGAACCTCAACCCCATACGGAGCAACCGTGCCAGGAGTTGCCGTCGTTTCCTCGAAGCCCATGATGAGAGTCGAGTCGGTTTGACCGTTGACCGACGCGGGGGCCATGTAGTAGGCGGCGTGGTATCCATTGAGTCCCTTGCAGGTGATCGTGAGCGTGTCAGTCGCCTGAGGGTTCTGCCACAGCTGCACGTTCAGGGGAACGAGCAGGTTACCGCTGGACAGAGTCTTGCGCCCGCCGCCCTTGGCAGGAGAGAAGTTGGTGTACTCACCAGGAATGTTCGAAGACCAGTGGATGCGAGCCTGGTTCTCACCGTCGTAGACCAGGATGAGCCGGTCGCCCGCCGCGATTCCGTTGCGAGCGAACGGCGCACCCGAGTAGTTCTCTCTGTTCTCAGAGTTCGGTACAGGGACGACGTACGTGTCGGAGAGTGCCGCCGCCGTGTTGATGATCCACGACTCTGTCTCTTCCGTTCCGCTCGCGGTAATCTTCCGGGTGCCGACGAGCGTCGCCACTGACGGAACCGGGCTGGTGTCGTTCCATGTGAACTGGTACAGATTCCACTTGATCGCTCCTGCTGCTTTCGCGGATGCGTACTGACCAGCCGGAAGCTGAGCAACAAGCTGGTCCATGGCCAACGTCGGGTCGGTCACGATCGTGGTCTCCGGGTTACCGGATGCGTCAGGCGAGTTGAACTTCCACTGGCTCCAGCCTCGCTGGGTCTTGATGACCTGAATGGCGGAAGCGGCGGACTCGCCGAACTCTGTCTCGAAAGTATAGAAGTACGCGAACGAGTACGTGTTGTTCGCAGGCGTGCTGTGGATGAGCGTGTTGACGGTCGGAGTCTCCGAACCGATAGCAGGTGGACCGACACGACCCTTGGTGGTGTCATCGATCCAGGCCGCTTCGGGGTGCGTCACGATGAGGGCATCCGTAGCAGCAGGCAGGGCGAGTCCGCCAGGCGGAATCTTCTTCGCGCTCTTCGTGTCACCCACGAAGAACATGATCGCCGACTCGTCGGGGTCATTGGACAGCGCGAGGATCTTGTTGTCGATCTGCAGGTACTTGACGTAGGTCGTTGCTGCAGAGAACGTCAGGCCTGGAAACACGCCAGGCTGGTCGTTGTACCGCTGGGTGCCCGCGTTGTAGGTGACCACACGGAACTTGACGTTGTTGCTCGCGTCACGCACTGCGAACAGCAGAGCAGGCGTGCCGAACGAGTCATACACGAAGTGCTCGAACGAGCCGACGATGGACTCACCGGCGTTGCCGAGCCACCAGTCCTCGGTGAAGACAGAGCGGATACCCGGACGCTGGCGTGCTGCACCCTCTCGCGTGACGTAGACGTTCTCCATCGTGCGGAGACTCGTCGGGTCACTGAGTCCAGGAGGGTACGCCGTCGACCATCCACTGAACTCACGCAGGTAGGCGCGAGCCAGCGGACGGTCGATGGGTGCCGGGATGCTCTTCTTCTCAGCCATTAGAACAGTCGATCCCAATCGGCAGACGGACGAGGCGAACGACCAGAGCGGTCGTCACCGATGCTGCCCGAGATGGGCAGGAGCCACTCGTTCTGCGGAGGCGCGTCAGTGTAACGAGTGTCGCGCTCGACCAGCGGGTACAGGAGCTCCTTGTAGTTGGCTTCCAGTGTCTGCACACGGGGCTGCCACAGCGGGTTCGTCTGAGCGTAGAAGTACGCGGCCTTGCGAACGACGAGGTCAGGGTAGTCGAAGTCGACTAGCTGCTCTCGTACGTCGTCAGGCACCGGCACGGTGTCCGAGCCGTCAGTGGGCTGGAGCGGCAGACGGAACATGACCGGCTCCCGCATGACAGGCACGTGGAACTCCAGACCGTCTTCGTGCTGGAAGATCGGGCGGGAGAGCATGATCGCAGAGCGTGTGTGAGCAGCCCACAGGCCGTGCTGCCAGGCGTACACCTGCAGGGCGTCCCGAGGAACCCACGCGATCCACTCCACGACCTGTCCGTCAGGCCTCACCAGGCGACATGAGTCGTTGCCGATGATGCGAGGACGGAGAGTGGAGCGGATGACGACAGACCGGTCGTTGGCGTGCACCGTGCCGACGTTCTCGGTGGACGAGTAGTACGACCACTCCGACTCCAGAGCGACGGCCCTGAGTCCACGGTTCAGCTGACGCGTGATCGCGTTGTACTGGTCGAGCTCAGGGTCGAGCTCCAAGTCCAGACCCGTGAGCAGGCCTTGGACCTCTGCGACGGCCTCGTCCAGCGTCAGGCCGACATCGGGGTTCATGCCGACTTCCTCAGCGTTGCGCCCTCAGCAGACTTGGGGGCGGCGATCTGAACAGCACCGGCGCGGGAGGTCGAGGTCACGTCAGTGTTCTTCCCCTCCTTACGACCGACGAAGTTCTTGAACCACTCGTCGTCCTTGTTCTCGGTCTGGTACGTCTTGCCAGCGTACTTCGACGCCTCGTCCACGGCGTTCATGCCACGCAGGTCGGCGTTGAACGCGGTCGAGTAGTCGGAGTCGACGTTGGTGTTGCTCGCCGCGGTGCGCTGAACGTTGGTCATGGTGTCACTGTAGTTCTTCCAGTACTCATTCCACGCCGAGCCGACCTGCTCCTGGTTCTGCTCCCACGCAGACCGACGCTGGCTCTCAGCCTGGCTGTTGGCACCAGCGATCTGCGAGTTGATCGAGCGCTCGGTGTCGAAGAACGAGCGGTCGATTTCCTGCTGGTTGGCGTCAGCGTTGAGTGCGGCCATGATCGAAGAACGGAACTGGTCGGTCTCGCCCGCACCCTGGCTTGCAGCCTGCAGCAGCAGCGAGATACGCTCGCGCGCACGGTTCGTGGCGTTGGCAGCACTCTTCGCGGCCTGGTCCTGCTGGTTGCCCTCAGCCGACTCCTCGTAGTCATCCACTGCAGCAGTGTAGTTCTTGAGGATGCCGTTGAGGCTGGCCTCCAGCTGACGACTGGCATTCGCGATCTGCGTGTCACGGCCCGAGGCGAACCCGCCGAGCGAGTTGAGCAGGGCATTGATGATGTCCTGCGTCGCCTGGTTCTGCTTGGCCGACGCGTCCTTGCCCGCCTTGCGAGCGGCGAGCTCCGACGCAGACGGACCACCACCGCCATTGTTCGTGTTCGTCGACCTGGTGACGGGACCGGGGTTCCTCGTCGTGGTCGTGGTCGGGTCGTCGGGGGCCTTGAGCACCCCACCCTGCATGGCAGCGTAGCGCGCGGCCTGACCTTCGTAGCGGGCCTGCGACGCGGCGTTGGTGCGCGCCACCTGAGCAGGCGACGGCGGCTTGCTCTTCTTCGACCCGAACAGAGACAGGTCGTAGATGTCGTTGACGTCCTTAGCCACGTCAGCCTCCAATCCAGTTTGTGCGGAACTCTTCCGGCGTCATGAAGTCGGTGTTGTTGGTGAAGCCCGAGATGTTGTTGAGGAAGAACGTGGAGATGACGTCATCACCGTACTTGTCACGAGCGGCCTGGAGGTCAGCCGTGACTTCGTCGTTGAGGTTCTGTTCCTCGGACAGTCGCGCCCAGATGTCCCTGCTGGCCAGGCCCTTGAGCATGGTCATGAGGTAGTCCTGATCCTCAGCGCCGAGCTCGGTAACCGGAGTAGAAAGACCACCGAACTCGAATACGCTGGGAGCAAACGACCCGCTGTTCCGGAGCGAGTCGAGCAGGCTTGCACCTGCTTCCAGGGACACCTGGACGCTTTCGTCGTTGAACGCGGGGCTGGCGGCGAGGTCGTTGAAGACCTCCAGCCGCTGTCCCTCGCCCTTGAGACCGCCTGAGCCGAGGATGTCTCGGTAGTCAGCGATCGCGTTCGTCGTACGGAAGTTGTCGAGGTCGCCGGTCTCAGTGTTATAACCGAGGTCCTGCAGCACCTTGATCGTGTTCGGCATGTAGGTGTCGGACCCGCCACCCTCACCGAAGATGTCCAGGACAGCCTGGTTGTAGTCTTCATCGGCCTTGCCCTCAGCCGTGCGGTCGGCGAGAGACGCCTCATACAGAGCGTACGTGGCGATGACGCCCTTCTGCTGCTCAGGCGAGAGTCCTGCCCACTCTTCAGGAGTGAGCTCACGCACCTGGCGCGGACCTTCGAAGTTGTAGAGCGAGTCAGTGAAGCCCTCGCGAGCGTTGATTGCGTCTGCAGCTGCAGCAGCCTCCCGGTTGGCGACGTTCTCGAACGGCGAGTTGGTAACAGGCCGGAGGTCGCCGTCGACGTTGATAACTTCATCTTCGCGACCGAGCTGCTTGAGCTGTTCGTTGGTCGGAATCTTGATGCCACCCTCGGGCGTGAGATTGCCCTCGCCCATGACGCTGTTCCAGAGGTTCTGCTCGTCTTCCTTCTTCTGAGCAGCACCAGCGATGGGCGTGGTGAAGATGCTACCCTCAGCAGGAGACGTGAACCACGCGCCGAGGTCGTCCCAGAAGTTGTATTCCTTCTTCTCGGGCTTCTTTTCTTCCGGCTGAGTGGGCTGGATGAAGGTCTGCACGGGGTCAGGCGCGGGTGCTGGTTCAGGCGACGGGGCAGGTGCAGACAGTGACATGCCTCGCATGCCACCGCCTCCACCGCCTCCACCGCCCCCGGAGAGGACCGGTACAGACGCGGACTGCACGCGTCCCGGAGATACAGTCCGCGTCTGTGTCTTGGGAGACGGAGTGGACGACGGCTTCGCCGGGGTCTTCGACTGTGCGGGTGTTCCACGTCCGCTCAGGAAGTTGATTACATCATCCAGGAAGCTCATCGTCCACTCCTCTCGAATCGGATTATACCACGAACTCAGACGTTCGGGGTGTCGCCGCCCAGCGCGGCCTGTGCCCTGGTGCTCGTCCCGGTGGGCTTCCAGATACCGAAGTGGGTAGCCACCGCAACGACGAAGATGCCGACCCACAGGAAGAGGGCTTCCGACACATTGAACGCACCGCCGGTCGTGAGTGCCGCGATGAGTTCGTTGAGGAAGCCCGCGATCGCGGCGAACAGGGCGAGCAGCACGGCTCGCACACCCGGCTTGGTGACGACCTTGGTCACGAGACCCACCAGCAAGGGCAGGAAGATCGCGACGATGAACGTCAGCAGGGTGAGGATGTTGAAGTCGAAGGTGATCATCAGATGTCTTCCTTAATCAGTTCTGTGGGAGAGGGGACAGGCTGTTTGTCAGGATCGATCGACACGTTGCGTTCGATCCAGAGATAGAGAGCTCTGATGAGTCCGATTGCCTGCCAGTACTTCTTCGTGCGGGACTCGAGCTCTGCCTCCAATCCGCGAATCTTGTCCGCGTGTTCTTGCAGTTGAGCTTTCATGGGCTCCAGGAGAGCCTTGGTCTGCGTCTCGATGATGCTCTTCCATCGAGCCGCTTCCGAGTCGTTCTCTGCCGTTTCACTTGCGGCTACCCCCTGTCGCTTGTCATCGCGCTGCTTGCGCCACGCGTTGACGCCAGCGACGAGCGCTACGCCGAGGGGAACCAGCGCAACGACCCAGGGCAGCCACTCATTCATCGTCGTTTACCTCCTTCTCTAGTTGGATGATCGGCCCCGTTTCCGCTTTCTTGTGGATCTCGCGGAGACGTGCCGCGTGCGCACCCCCTGACACACCACGGAACGCGTAGAACGTTACGAGGCTCATCATCAGGAATGCAACAGGCAGAGTACCGTCGATGTTGTCGGGTACAACCGACCAGTACAGGGTGATGTAAGGTGTGAAGCCAGCGGCTGCGAACCAGCTAGACACCCACTCCATCCGATAGCGGTTGAAGGCAACTCCAACCGTTGCGAATGCTGTTGCCACTGTAAGACTGATCCCGGCCACGACGCGGGCTTCGAAGAGGAAGCCCGCGTCGTTAACCGGACTCAGGAACACCACTGCACTCAGACCTGCGAGCATGCTGAAGAACCACGCTCCGGAGAGCGCGATTCGCAACAGCACTTGCGAGGACTTCGGCAGATGAGTGAACATGTGAGGTCAGAACGCCTGCGCGTTCGCCGCCTCCGCTCGTGTCCATGCCGCGTGCGTGCCGGGACCGGGGATGCCGTCGATCGAGCCGGAGTATCCCCACTTGGCCTTGAGCCACTGCTGAGCGGCCATGCAGGACTCCTTGCCGAAGGCACCGTCTTCGGCGATGTCGCGACCGAAGACGGCGCGGCTGTAACCGAAGTCGTTGAGGAAGTCCTGGAAGCCGGAGATGGTGCCGTGGCCGGGGTCGTTGTCGATCCGACCGTTGTACCGGCCCGTCCCACGCAGCATCTCCTGGATGCCGGTCCAGTTCCACTCCAGCATGGCCTCGGGGCCGGGCAGGTTGGTGGGCGGCTGGGGCGGCACGACGGCGTCCTCCAGCGAGCCGCGGAACGTCTTGTGCCACGCCTCGTTGAACTTCTCGCCCTCGTTCTCGAACTCGTAGCGGTGCGCGTTGTCGTGCATCCACTGGTTGCGACGAGTGCCGAAGCGGGTCACGCCCGCGTCTGCACCGGAGTCGTACACGTCGATCGAGCGAGGCCCGTTCGGACCGCCCTCCTGGTGGTTGGACGATCCCGGAGGGGCGACCGTGCCAGCGGACGAGATGCGGTACCACATCTGGCCTGCCCACCAGCGGGTGTCGTAGACACGACGACCGTTGACCTGGCCTGCCAGCACGTAGCGAGCGCGGAAGATCGCTTCCTGCTCAGCGTCCGTGCGGGTGCCGGACGAGATGTGGAGCGAGCAGCCGGTCGCGGCCTGGAAGTCAGCCGCCATGCGACGGAACGCCGCGCCGACCGAGTTCTCGACGCGCTGACCGTCGATGGTCTCGTAGACGAATGCCATTACTCTGCTCCTTCCTGGGGGATGCCGCCGAGCTCGATGCCCTCGCCGGTGCTCTCGAACACGGTCTCGTCGAGGCCCGTGGCGACGAGGGTGAGCTCACCCTCGAGGTCGAGCGCCCACGCCTCGATGATCCCGTCTCCGTCGACGTCGCCGAGAGGGATGAGCGGGTTCTCCACTCCCTCCTTGCGCCACGTCTTGAGCGCACCGTGCAGCTGCGCGCGATCGTTGTCGCTGAGCTCTGCGAGGACCTGCTCCTTGGTCTTTGCTTCTGCCATTGCCTTTCCTTCCTTCTCTTTGGTTACCGGGCTACGAACGGCGGCCCGACGTATTCGACGCAGAGCGCTTGTGCCTGCACCATACCAGGATAGCTGGAGACCCAGCCGATGATGTTGGAGGTACCTGTACCCCCGTTGAACCAGAACGTGATGTGGTCGGTTGCAGCAACGGTCGCAACCAAGAACGTCGGCGGAGAGACGTTGAACGTGTAGTTCGTAGAGCTGCTTGGCATCTCCGTTGCGCCGAAGACTCCGTTGACGCCGAAGGTTGTACCACCTGGAGCGGAGGTCGGAGTCGTCGTATTGAGAGCAGCACCGATGATGAGGCTCATTCCAGCACCCGTACCCTGAGCAATCATCCAGCTTGCCCGGTACAGACCGATCTGCGGAAGAGTCAGGAGACCATTGGTGTTGTCGACGGTGATGCCGTCGATCTGGTCTGCAGGAGGGTTGTTCCAGTACCCTGTCCGGAAGCGATACTGGTTTGCGCCGATACCACTGATCGCAGGAACCTGGATCTTGACTCGTGGGAGCTTGCCCGAGATGGGGTACCAGCCAGCAGGCCGACCTGCCAGCAGGCCGAGAGCAGTCAGGCCAGCGAGGCCGGTCGGGGCGTAGTAGCCCTCCAACCACGCCTTGTCGGTGTTCCACCACGTCGGAGTCTTGTTCGCGAGAGCGGCCTGCTCTGTAGCGTTCGCAGGCACGCCATACGTCTGGTCTCTCTGTGCCGTCGAGCCCCGAGCCTCCAGTGGAGTCGGCCAGACACGGACGAGCGAACTTGGAGCAGCAGTCTGAGCGCTGTCCATCGTGACACGAGCGCGTGTGTCTTCCAGCGGGAACGCGTTGAGCTGGCGCACGGTCATCGTCATGCTGAACGTCGAGAGCAGAGCCCAAAGCTCGAAGACGTACGTGCTGGTCTGCCTGGTGTAGAAGAGTGGGAACTCGCCACCGCCGTGAGCGGGCACGTCGTTGAGGATCGTGCACGACACACCGTTGTCACCGCGCTGCTGGAAGTGGATGCGACCTGTCAGCAGGGCCATAGTGCCGTAATTGGCACCGGCCCCGTACTCCAGTTCAAGGGCAGCACCACTGTTCACGTTGGCACCGTCGAGGACTGCCACGCGGACGTACCGAGCAGTACCGCCGCCCTGACTGATACTCCCACCCGTCAGGTGAGAGCCAGGCGTCCAGCGGAGACCGAGAGGCTGCGTCGAGTCAGCGATGAGGAATCGGTTGTTGGGGCCTGCGTGCAGGGTGTCGTACTGGTTATCCGTCTGCCCGACGAGGATGTCACCCTTGAGGTCGAAGTCCTGACGGAAGAGCGAATCACTCTGCAGCTGGCTGATCGCGTTGTCATGACCTTCGAGCCACGTCATCTGCGTGTCGATCTGCCCTTGCAGGTCACTGGTCACCTGGTCGACATAGACGATCGTAGCGTAGAGCGCGTCAGTGACACCGCGAGTCAGCGAAGCAGGGTTGTTGAAATAGCCTGCGACAGCGGCGTCAGACGCGTCGCTCGGAATGATGAGGTTGGGCGGGAGCATCGAAGTGAGCTCGATGTGAACCTGCAGCTGATTGCGGAGAACGACCTGCAGGTTCTGAGACGGGTTGTTGACGACGTAGTCCTCGTTGACACTCTCGAACTCCGTGTTCTGCAGGACCTTGAATTCGCCCTTCATCAGCACGACACTGTAACCCTGGATGCGGAGTGTCGTGGTGAAGTTGTAAGTACCAGGCTTGAGATCCATCTCGTCAGCCTGGATGGGCACAACCATGTAGCCGAGCGTAGGCGCCTGGATGGGGGCAATCTTGGAGATGAGCACGGTCGGCAGACCGAACTTGTCGAACTTCGCCACTGTGAATGTGGTTGAGGAATCGGTGAGGTCGACGGGAGCCTTGTTGCTGTCGACAATCCAGATGCCGAACGAGAACGACTTGCGTGCCTCTGCCTCGATGACAGTGACGTCGATGGGTGTGTTGGTCAGGGTGTTCACTGGATCACCAGCTTCGGGACACCTGCCACGTCGATGTAGACTTCGCACCGCTTCGGGACACCGGCCACGTCGAGCCAGACCTCTGCGAACTTCGGCACGCCTGCCACATCGATGTACACGCCAGACTGTACGCCGCCACCACCCGTGGTTGCGAACGACAGCACGTTAGAGGACGAGCCTCGACCCTTGTCGGTCTCCGTCCAGACGGTCGCGAAGTACTGCGTCGCTGTCGCCAGACCCGAGAGCACCTGAGCGAGCGAGCCAGGGGCGAGAGTGAAGTCCTGCACGCTCTGAGTCAGAGCGGCGTCGCGAGCCACGCGGAGCTTGTACGCCGTGATGACTGCACCGTTGAGGTCAGAGGGCACAGTCCACTGCAGCGTTGCCGAGTTGCCAGTGATGCCAGACGCCGACAGCACCGGCGAATTGGGTACGGTGTTGAGCGTGGTGAACGGCACCCACGCACCGTACGGACCCCACCCACCACCAGGCACGTCGTTGTACGCCGCCTCAGCGACATAGTACGTGGTGTTCTCCGTCAGACTGTTGAGGCGGAGCGGGTTCCACGAGGTCTGGGTGGTCGTAGACAGCAGGCCTGCGTCGCTCGCCGTCGTGCTGAGCTTGACGCGCACCTGCGACGGTACCGCACCACCATTGTCAGCGAGGGAGCCGGTCGTCACCGTGGCAGAGGTCGAGGCGAGGTCCGTGATGCCGTAGCCAGTCGGAGCGCTCGGAGGCGAGCCGATTGTAGAGACCTCGACGATGTCAGACCAGTCACTCGTGCCTGCACTCGTCGTGAGACGTTGCCGCGTGTAGTGCTTGGTTGCACGCGGCAGGCTGTTGAACACGGCGGGCGAGGCAGTGCTCGTCAGCGGGGACGACATGTCTGCAGCAGTGCTGAGCTGAGTCTCGCGCGACGTGACTGCTGCGCCCGTGTACGACGGAGCGGGCAGGTTCAGCGTGAGAGAGTTCGTCGTAGCCGTCGTGACTTCGGGCGGGCCTGGCTTGCTAGGACGACCGTAGAACGTCAGGCCAGCCGACGCCAGCCACGAACCTGCACGGTCTCGAACTGCGTTGCGGAAGTAGTACGTCGCGTGTGCGTTGATCGTGTGCGTGACGTCGTGAGCAGCGCCACCTGCAGTCGTCGGATAGCCGGTACTGGTCAGCGGGGTGAAGTTGCTGAAGTCCGAGCGGTCCTGGTTGTGCTGGAGTGCCGAGCCGCCAACACCCCAGTCGTTCGAGTCGTAGCCACGGATCGTGACAGACGTGTCACTGTTGCGCGCGACGAGGATCGGGACAGCTGGGGCAATACCATTGAAGGCGACCGCCGACATGGCGACCCAGCCCCACCCGATCTGAGGCGAGCCGATCGAGTTGGCGAACGTCGCTCGCGCCATTGTGTTGAGTGACAGGTTGCCGAGATAGTCTCCGTTGTACGCGAACGTCCATCCGGCCTGCGTGGCGAGAACCTTGCGAGTACCGATCGCCTCGTTCGCACCGATGGAGAACGCCGACGTGCCAGAGCGGTCGCCGTTGTTGTTGCCGTACATGTGGACTTCCCACTCGACGGCACCGTCAGACGATGCGAAGCCTCCCGAGGAACCGACCTTGATGATGCCGAGTTCCCAGTCGAGGGAGACCTGTCCAGGCCCGCCACCACGCGAGAAACCTGTCTCGTTGACGAAGAGGTAAAGCTGGTAAGCCCCGTTACCAGTCCCCGCTCTGTGATCCCAGGACGCCATGACGACCTACGGGGTGTACTTGAGCGTGATGCGACCAGGGTTGCCAGCTACAGGTGCTCCAGTCGTGATGACCATGCCAGGCTGGGAGGACACGATCGGCAGGCGAGCCGTCGGGATAGTACCCGAGGCGAAGTCGGTGGACGCGTTGATGCCACCCTTGAGAATGAACTCCGACACGTCATGGGTGATGATGTCGCCGAAGTCCGGCTTCCCGATGATGTCGTCCCACTCCAGAGACAGGTTGGCGAGTTGGTTGCGCTCTGCCAGCGTCATGATGACCTTGGTGGTACCGTCAGGAATCATGTCGGCGTTGAGCGTCGAGCCCTCTGCGAGCTTGCCTGCATAGATCTCATCCAGCTTGCGCTCGTCGTCTACCGTGAAGAGAGCTTCACCGGGAGCGAGCGTGGGGCCGGTGCGAACGATGATCGAGGCGTTCTCGCGGAGCACGACGCGGAGCGCGGTCGGTGGCGCGCCGGGAACGTAGGACTCTGTCATGCTGGTGAACTCGGTGTTCTGCTCCAGCTGAATCACGCCCTGCACGATGACAGTGGAGAAGCCCGCGTCACTAAGAGTGATCGTGTACTGGTACTCGCCGGGAGTCCAGTCGAGCTCAGCCGCCTGGAAGTTGAACGTCAGGTAGCCGAGAGTCGGAGCCTGGAGGAGCCCCATGTAGTTGGCGATGAGGTTGCCGGTGTCGTCGTTGTCTGCCTCGACAACCTTCTTGCGGGCCACGAACCGGAACGAGCAGCCGGTGATGTCGAGGGGCTTGCCGTTCTGGTCTTCGATCCAGACACCAAGCGAGAAGGACTTGCGAGCCTGCAGGCGGAGAACGGTCTCGCTCTCGGGGCTGTTACCCACGTACGCCATGGACCTGTCCTTTCATGATTGGAGCGGGGACGGCAAGGAAGGATTGCCGCCCCCGCTCCAGTGCTTCTGCGTTACGAGCGATTACTCGCCGGAAGGGGGAGCAGGAACCGCACCTTCCTCGGAGGGTGCGCCGCCGCCCTGTGCGCCTCCGAGCTGGTTGAGGATGTCCAGCATGCCGCCCGAGAGGTCGTTCAGCTGCTGTGCGATCTGGCGAAGTGCTTCGAGAGGATCCATCTTGGTCTCCTTGTCGTGAGGTTGGAACGGGTGGGTAGCCGAAACTACCCACCCATTCTACCTCAGAGCAGGCGCTTCCAGGTGGCCGTGCCGTCGACGATGGTCTCGCCGACACCGACGCCCGTGACGTTCGGCTGTGCCGCCGCCGTGTTGCCCGCGACCGTGACCTCGAAGAGGGCACCGTTCGTGAAGCGGGCCTTCTGGCCGAGGGTGACCGCCGCCGAGTTCGCGCGGGCCGTCGCACCGTCCACGATCGACTCGACCGCGCCAGCGAGCTGGTTGACGGTCGGGAAGTCCTGGGGGAGCGTCGGGTAGCGGTGCGACGTGTCGCCCGTCTCCTGCACAGCGAGACCGGTGTTGAGGCGGTTCGTGTCGGAGTACTGACGCGACTGGTTGTACCACTCGGGCGCGGGCAGGTTGACGTTCGGACCCGAGGCCGGGTACACGGACGGCGACGTGCCGAGCTGAGCGCGAGCCGCCGACAGGAGCGCCGCCACGCGGTTGAACGAGTCGTTCACCGGGGTGTAGTTCACGTCGGTCGTGCCGTTGCCGTCGAGGTCGGTCGGGAGGAAGATCGGAACGATGCCCTCCGACTTCTGGTCGATGACCCAGGCGTCGTACGCGAATTCCTGCACGTACTCCTTGAACTTGCCGCGCGTGCGACCGTCGTCCTCACGCTTGTCCTCGTAGAAGTCGTACGTCTGCGCCGAGCCCTTGTAGGCGGCGAGGGCGACGACCTGCTTGAGGGTGCGCGATGCGGCGGTGCCGACACCCGTGAGGGTCGGCGACGGGTCCACGACGTTGCTCGCGTCCACGAACACCTTCGGCATGAACTCGGGGTGGATCTTCACGAAGGTCCAGCCGCGGAGCGAGCCGAAGAACGCGGGGCCGGTCACACCGGAGTGGTCCGCGTTCTTGTAGATGTCGAAGCCGCCGTCGACGTACGTGCCGGCCTTGATCAGCGCGTCGCGGAACGAGAGCTCCAGGGCGGGCGTGATCAGGAAGAACCGGTCGCTGTTCGGCATGTTGGTGTCGAACCAGTTCTCGCCGAACATCGTGGTCAGGGCGTCGAGCGTCTTGAGCGGGTCCTGCGCGTTGAGCTCCATGCCCTTGATGGTCGCGAAGCCGGGCTGCACCTCGTTGTCCGAGCGCTCGCCGGGCTGGGCGATCCACTTGTAGTCGGCCTGGTTGCCCGTGCACGAGACCTCTGCCGCCGAGATGCCGGTGGTGTTCTCGATGACCGACGTGTACGTGTCCTGCGACGTGCGGGGGACGAGCTTGCCCGACATGCGTCCGAGGACGATCGCGAGCAGCATGTACTTGTCGTGGTCACGGAGGACCGTGGTCGACATCTTCCGCGCGAGGTACTCCTGCGGGAGGTTCTTGATGGGGCTGTAGCGCTCCTGGTCCTCCCAGACCTCGTAGCCGAACGAGCGGCGACGCGACATGGTGTACTCGCGCCACTCGATCGGGGGCAGACCGTTCTTCCACTTGCCCGTGAACTCCGAGCCCGAGTAGTGGTCGATGCCGATGCGCGCGATCTCTGCGTCGACGATGTAGTCGTCCACGCGGATGTCGGGCACGGAGATGACGCGGGAGTTCATGAACTCGCCCGCGTCGATGACGTTGCCCGAGAACATGCCATTGATCGGCGAGGCGATCTGCATGTACTCGTGAAGGACGCGCTGATGGAAAGTCAGTGTGTCCATCTGGTATGGCGCGATGGTTGCCATTCCTGGATTCCTTTCGGGATAGAGGACACAGGTGCGTCCTGTTACTGGTATCTTACCTTACGAGGCAAGCGTTGCGGGAGCGGGGAGGGCGGAAACCGGGGCAGGGGCGGCGAATCCTTCGCTTTGGCCCCCCGCGACCGCCTGGCGGGCCTGAGCCGCCTCCACGATCGCTGCCTCGATGCCAGCCATCCTCTCCCGGAGAGCGTCGAGCACGGAAAACTGTGCTTCGTTCTCATCGAACACGTCCTCGCTGAGTGCCCTCTCCAGAGCGTCAAGGCGTGCTGCTGTCTGCTGGCCCTGCTGGGTCTCACCAGTGAAGATCTTGGTGAGCTCCGAGGAGTGGGCCGAGCCAGAGAGCTCGATGGTCTTCTGCACGATGTACTGAATGGCCTGGCTGGTCTTGGCGAGACCGTCCTGGTCACCAGCAGCAGCCATAGCAGGCATCGCCTGGCTGATGGGAACGAGAACCTGCTGCAGGATGCGCAGCTGCTTCTCGTCCTCGAGCTCGACCAGAGAGCCGGGCACGCACTGCACATAGTACACCACGGCGAGCTTGTCCCAGTCCGGCTTGAACGCACCGTCCGGCCAACCCGTGTCGTCGGCAGGGATGGTCTGCACGTCGATGAGCATACCCTCGTCGTCGTAGATCGGGACCTTCTGCTCTTCGTGCAGGAACGCCTCGGGCGGCACACCGGCATCGATGAGCTGCTGACGCACGTCGGCGGGAGGGGTGATCGCTCCAGAGCCCTTGAGCTCCTGGAAGTACAGTGTGAGCGCGAGCGAGCAGTAGTAGGAGAAGAAGTTCTCCATCGCCTTCTGGTAGTTGTTGGTCGTGATGTCGACCATCTGCTGCTGCGCCTCGACACCCTGAGGCGTCTGAGACATCTGACCACCGGAGGACTGCATAGCCATTTGCTGGTCGGCAGCACCGATGAGCTGCACCATCGCACCCTGGTTCTGCTGGCTGATGGTGCCGAACATCATGAGCGCCTGGGTGTTGATTTCCAGGGCTTCGATCTTGGCGTTCGGGTTGCTGACCTCGGTGTACTTGCCAGGCGAGAAGTTCGGAATGGCGTTGACCGTGCCGTAGCCGATGATCGGCGGGTTGATGTTCCGGTAGAACATCTTCATCGCGCCGTTCATGAACAGGTCCTGGAACTCCTGCCGACCGTAGGTCAGCGAGAGGATGGACTTGCCGAAGGGCTGCTGGTCGTCGCGCTCCGGGATGAAGAACAGCACGGGCGAGCGCTTCAGAGGGTCGGTGTTCTGCTCGATGCGGACAAGCAGCGAGGTCCGCTCTTCCCACGTCAGGAACGGGTCACCGTAGCTGTTGTACCAGGTGATGACCTCGTAGGCGTCCGGGTTCCAAGAGTGCTTGCGCGACTCGTGGTCGTTCGACTCCTTGCTCTTCGTCGGCGCGTACGTGAGGATCGTCTTGAGAGCCGTGATGTCCCAACCCGGAGTCTGGTCACGGATGATGGAGTGGATCATGCCCTTGGTCAGCCAGCGCCGGACGTACGTCTCCTTGGCCCGACGGATGTCCTTGGCTCCTGGCTCCGGGAACACGTCACGGTAGTGTACCGTGTCGTACTGCGTCTTCCACCGACCCTGGGCGTCCTGCTCCAGCAGCGGGACGACCGCGTCGTAGCCGATGGTCAGCCCGCGACGTGCAGAGGTAACCAGGTTCTGCTGCATGTCGTTGCTGTACTCATCGTCACCGATGATCTTGGTCTTGAGGACGTAGCGTGCCAGGATGCCCTCGGGCGAGTCGTCATCGAACTGGTTCGAGATGAACACGTTCGGGGTGTGCTGCACGACGTTGCGCGAGATACGGCGGATGAAGCCTGCGGACTCGCCAGACGAGATGTTGGGCATCCCGTCGATGTCCTTGACGACTTCGGCCGCGGCCTGCTTCTCGTACTTCCAGTAGTCCTTGGTACGAGTGTTCATCTCCGTCCTCCAGCGACGGAACTGATTCACCTTCTTCCGGGCACAGCCACCGAAGCCCTTGGCGATACGCGCGCCCTGGGTGTTGGTCTGCGACGTGGTGTACCAGTCGTCGAAGTCCGTGACGGTTTCGTATTCGTTCTTCATTGCTGCTGGTTCAGCCTTCCTCGCTCGCTGGAGAACCGCTCACGACGTACGCTCGCGCGGCGGGGGTTGATGTTGTTGATGTAGAGGTTCGGAATGTTGTCCGCGTACGGCGTCCGCATACCGTTGAGGAACGGCATGTACGGGTTCGATCCACCGCCACCGCCGTAGCCTCCACCACCGCTACCGTAGCGGTAGCCTCCACGGTAGCGGTCGAGGTTGTTGTACAGGTCGGAGTCGAGGTTCTTGATCTCATCGACAACGCGCTTGGTCGAGTCCTCGATCGCCTTGATGATGTCTTCCTCGTTGGGAATCTCCAGGTTGTTGTTGACACGCGTCAGCATGCGGTAGCCGGTGTTGACGCCCATGACGTCGTCGGTCGAGTTGAGAACCTCGTCCACGCCCAGGTTACCCTGCAGGCCACCTGCACCCGAACCCTGGTAGCCCGTGAGCGGGAGCACGCCTCCTGCCAGACCGGGAACGCTGTGACGAGCCACACCTGTTGCCCACATCTTACCGTCAGGGCCGACAGCCCAAGTGGTGTTGAGCTGGTTGTAGCGCACCGTCTCGTTGAACGGCAGACCGTTCTCGTTCTGGAATTCGCCCTGGCTCCACACGACCTGCCACAGAGGCGTGACGTACGGGTTGTTCTTCGGGCCGTTCCAGATGTCGTACATGCGCTGCATGGCGTCGTCTTCGGACAGCCCGAGCGTCTCCACACCCTCGACGTAGATCTTCTTCTGGATGATGTCGCTGAGCTCGGCTCGCTGGTCGCCAGTGATGAAGATGTTCTGCAGAGCGGGGTCGGTAGCCTTGGCAGTACCGGCGTGCAGCGAGTCGAAGAGGCGGATCATGCCCTCTGTGGTGAGAACCTCTTGGCCCGTATCTTCGTTGTAGACCGACATGATCACGGCCTCAGCCGTCTCCATGTCCAGACCCTCACGCTTGATCGTGGTACCGTCGACCACCTGGTCCTGACGCCAGAACGACTGAGCCGTGTTGTTCGACGTGAAGCCAGTCACGAGCGAGGACAGGAACGCCAGCGTCTGCTGCGAGCCGGTGTAGTACCGCCACAGGCCCTCGTTGTACGGACGCTGAATCTCGTCCTCGTAGACGAAGCCCTCTTCGTCCCGCTGCTCGTCGGTGACGTCCGTCTGACGAGGCTGGCCGTCAGCAGTACGGTCGAGCTGACCGGACTCGTTGACTGCAGGCATTGTCCACGGGTCGCGCATGTACTCGTCAGAGGCAGCAGCGAGCTCGTTCACGAACGCGAACTCGAGCAGCATCTTCTCCAGCGTGGCGGCGACCTTGATGAGCTGACCGGTCACCTGCGAGCCCTGCTGCACGTCCACGGGGGCTTCTTCGGAAGCAGCAGCGTACATCTTCTCCGTCGTGGTCCAGGCATCCCAGAACATGTTGGTGTTGATGAGGGGCATGCTGCCGATCGCGCCGAAGAAGCCGTCCGCGAGGTCAGAGAAGTCACCGGTCTGCATGAACTCTGCGACACCCATGATGGGCGACACGAAGAAGTTCAGCGTCCAGTGCATCTGAGCAGGGGAACGCATGGGCTGACCCTCACCGGTCTCCACTCGGAACCACGCGGCGAGCGGTGCAAGAGGCCCGTTCGCAAGACCCTCCAGCCAGACGGCGTTCTCGTTCAGGAACGAGTTCGCGATGTCGCGGGGGTCGTACAGCGTACCGAGACCCTGCAGGAGCTCGATCCTACGCTTCCGCCGTTCTTCTTCGGTCTCACCCGTAAGACCTGCGGCGTTGAACGCCAGGCCCGCGAAGAAGAGACCGGTGAGGGACATACCCGACCTGATGAACAGGTCGGCCATGTCTGCCGACTCCATCGTACGAGAGATGTAGTCGTTGGGCGTCTCAGGCTCCAGGCCACGCGCACGACGATAAGCCTGCTTGCGGAAGGCCACAGCCTGCATGAGAATCGTCGCAGCAGCGTCGACAGCCTGCCCGCCCATCATCTGCACTGCAGACGAGAAGGCGAAGTTGCGGAACTTGGCCATGAGCAGCAGGGTGTTCGCCGGTCCCGACAGGATCGCGTTGGGGCTCTCAGACATCGGGATGAGGATGCGGTCGACCAGAGCACCGATCGCAGTCAGCTTCGCGCCCTTGAAGTTCTGCACCGTGCGGACGCCCTTGGTGTGGGAGTCGAACGGACCCATCTGCTTGAACGCGAGAGGGTTGCGGTGCAGGCGCTCGAGAATCTGCATGGCAGTGACGTTCGGGTTGTTGATCCGCTCGTTCTCCATGAGGGCGACGAGGTAAGCCTCGACCTGTGCACGGCTCGCGAGACCACGCAGGAGGTCCTGCGAGCGGCTCGCCCAGTCCACTGCCTTCTGACGCTGACGGTCACCGCGAGTCAGGAGCTCGTCATCAGGGTGGTGGCGCGACTCTTCGGCAAGGGCGGACCGGAAGTCCTGGTTCGCCATCATCGTGTCGACCGTCTCCTTGAGGAACGCGTTCGCCTCGGGCGTGATCCACGGCTGGGTGACGCCGAACGCGTCCGTCCAGGCCTGCAGAGCAGCAGCCTTGCGCGATTCCGGGTCCATTGTCAGGAGCGAGGACTCGGTCTTGTCCGCGAGGAACTGGACACCGTCACGGATACGCTGGCCAGCCCAGTTGACACCCTGACCAGAGACAGCCTGCTGCATTGCTGCAGGCATCCGCCGCCACTGGAAGTCGATCGGGTTCCAGATCCACAGCCACGGGTTGAGCTGAGGAGTGATGGTACGCAGAGCGTGGGCGTTGCGCCAGAACCCAGCGACATAGTTGACCTTGTCGCGGTACTGAGCACCCTGGTTGGCGCGAGTCAGCATGTTCGTGGGCTGGTCGCCGCCACGATCCTTGGTGCGCTCGCGGGTACGCCATGCTCGACGGCTGGATTCCAGCTTCGTGCCAGCGCCGGTCGTACCGACGTAGGCAGAGTCGGGTGCGATGCCGTCGTACTCAGCGTAGGGGTCGCCACCCTCCAGCTGCATCTGGCGGTACGGGTCGATGGACGACACGAACGTACCGTCTCCTGCCGACGCGAGACGCTCGATGACAGCCGGGTAGGCCGACGCGGGCCAGAAGCCCTTCGAGAAGTACTTCTCGTAGGTAGCGAACAGAGCGTCGATCTCACGCTGCGCCTCGACCGGGACCTCCTGCGCCGAAGCCATGGTGTTGTCCAGGGCGTTCTGCAGCATGAAGGCACGCTTGTCACCCGTCACCGTGACGTTCTCTGGCGTCCAGGTACCGTTGCGGGCGATGTAGTCCACTACGTCACCGTGCATGAGAGGCATGGCAGACGAGTCCATCGGCCAGCGGTAGGCAGCGAGCGAGGCGTTGATCGAGGCCAGCGCCTCCTTCATCTGAGCCGCGTTCCGCTTGTCGACCTCGGGGTTGTTCGGGTCGCTGACTGCACGGTAGTACATGCGGATCATCGAGTCGACCATGCGCTTGGCGGTACCGCTCTTGACGAGGCCCAGGTGCTTGTAAGCCTCGTCGTACATGCGGTCGACGACCTTCTCGTCGGCGACCGTGCCGAGCTCACGAGTGATCGGGGTCAGGTAGCCGCGGGCCTTGCTGCTGTTCTCATCCCGATAAGACTGCTCTTCAGAGCTTCGACCTGCCAGGCGCTCTGCGGCACGCCCGAACGTAAGGTCTCGGACGCGCTCTTCGGAATAGGCCGTTGCCTCAAGGAGTCGCGAAAGCTTAGGATCGCGTCGAGCGTAGCCAAGATCGAGTCCGATGGTCTCGCGGGCGAACATCTGCTGCTGGTTCGAGGCAACATCGTGGGTAGCCAGATCACTGTTGAGTTCAGACCGTTCGCTGTGGTCCTCACCTGTGGCCTCAGCGCGTACCGATCGAAGGACCACGGTATTGCTAGTTCCGTTGGCACGCCGCAGGAGTACACGCCAATCCGACTGGACCAGCCAGCCCTGGACGAGGGAGCCGTCGAGGGGATCGTATTCGTTTGACGACATCCGGGCATTGACGTCTCCAATCACGTACTTGCGGAGGGGCAGGTTCATGTCGATGAACTGCGTCAGAATCGCGGGCATCTTGAGCGACTCGCGGTCCTCGATGTTCGCATCCTGCTCGAAACCAGGGGAGCCGAGCACGTGATACACCGACGTGCCGTTACCCTTGAGGTACTGCAGGGCAGCAGACAGGTACAGCTGCTCGACCTGGAGTTCATCGACGTTCACACCAGCAGCAGCGTACTTGGCGCGGAGCTGAGCCGAGCCGAGGGTAGCACCGCCCTGCTCTTCGATGAGGGCGCGAGCCGTCTCGGAGAGCTGGTTGCTCTTGTACACCGAGAACGCCAGGTCCTCGTTGTCGGAGATGCGCTCGGTCTCCTTGAGACGAGCGAGCTCGAGAGCGTTCACCACGCGGGCAGAGATACCTGCACGCTCATCAGGGTCCAGAGCAGCCCAAGTGTCCACATCGTAGTACGGCGTGCCAGGCGTGCCGTACCAGAGGGCGTTGGCCAGAGTGCGGTGGAAGTCCATGCCGTAGACGAAGATGCCTTCGCGGGCGTTGAGTACCGTACCTTGCGCATTGACACCCTTCTTGATGGTCGTCGGGTAGTCCGCGTACATGGCGGGCCGCGTGTCATTGAACATCGGCACCGACGGGAGCTTGTTCTCGGCCAGGATCACGGAGCGAGTCTTCGTTCCGTGCTCATCGACCATCTTCGCACCGTAGAGGTTGATGTCGTTCTTGAACAGGATGCGGAGACCGAAGACCGGGTCGATGAAGACCTGCTCGATCGTACCACCACGGAGCGATGCCTTGTCATGGGGCAGCTTCTTGCCTGCCACGAGACGGATCGACTTTGTGGACGGAATACCCTCGATCGAGATGCCGTCGAGGCCGTTACGGTCCTGCGACTCGAAGTCCACGTCGGTGGAGTCGTAGCCCCAGCGCGTGAACGTGAGGCTCCCGATCTCGTTGATCGTGGCCACGAGGTCGCCAGGGCGGAACTCGGTGTTCACCTTGGGACGACCGGTTGCACGGTCCAGGTTGTCGTACGCCCGCTGGAGCAGAGTCTGGAACTCTTCCAGGGTCGTGTCACCGCCACCGCCCATGGCCTGCTGCTCCATGAGGTACAGCGCGCCGTTGTTCTTGAGCAGGTAGTCGTAGACCTGTGCGATGCGCTGGCCAGCCTGAGGCGTGCCCGGCGAGTGGTACTGGTTCATGCCGGTGGTCGGCACGATGTCCGAGGCGTAGCCCTGGGTGTAGCCCAGCCACTTGCTGAGCGGGTCGATCTGCACGCCCTCAGCGTCAGTGGCGTAGAAGCCGTCCTCGGAGTAGGCCGCGAGCACGTAGCCGCGCAGGCTCTGCACCTTGGCTTCCGTCAGGGTAGCACGACGGGCAGCGAGGGTACGACCCTCGTCCACACGAGTCACAGGGGCGAAGATGAACAGGTCATCGTTCACCGACTCGTACGGACCCTGGCTCTGCAGGAGCAGGTCGCGGGCCATACTGGCAGCGTTCGGGTCCTTGGCCGACGTGAGGCCGATGGTCAGACCGCGCTCTTTCATGGCGGCGAGCTCGTCCACGACGAGACGGTTCCACTCAGGGGTACCGGGAGCCTCTTCGTAGCCGTCCAGCTGTAGGATCACGATGTCGTTGACCGGGCGGACGTTGCTCCAGCGCTCGCCCTGGTCCTTGCGGACGGACGTGAGGCGACCCTCGTCACCGTTCGCCTGCAGATCGCTCGGGTCCACGAGGAACAGGCGTGCCTCGTTGCCGTTCGCGTACGAGAGGATGTTGCTCAGCGAGCGGTGAGCGTCCTGGATCGTCAGATCGCGATTCGGCTTGACACCGCCGAGGTCCTCCTGCAGGGCGTCGGTCGTGGCACGACGCACACGCTGGTCCTGACGAAGCAGGTTGCGCCACGCGATCGCGACACCGGTGTTGACGGAGCGGTAGCGCTTCTGAGTACCACGCTCGCGACGAGCCTTGGCGATTGCCGACCGCTCTTCGATGAACTCTTCGAACTTGCGGTGCTGCTGGGTACGCTCGTCAGCCGTGTGCGTGCCGTACTGGAACGTCTGCACGCGGTCACGGTCCAGCAGGCCCGACGTGCGCAGGGCCTCTGCGATCTGGTTGAGGTCGGTGAGCTGAGTGCCGAGCTGAGGCATACGCTCCAGCTGGAACGGCTCGTAGTACCCCTTCCACGGCTCGCCCTCACCACCGATTCGCGGAGCCTTCTGCAGGTTGCGCGGGTGACCGGAGCCACCCGTTGCACCACGCAGAGTCTCCAGCGAGCGGGTGCTGAGCTCGACCACCTTGAGGTCGGTGTACTGCGAGAGGTCGGTCGTCAGAGCCTGCTCGGACGAGAGCGTGACCTTGTTGCCCTCCGCGTCCTGACCAGTGACCAGCAGACGGTCACGGACCAGACGGAACACGCCCTTGTAGGCGTTGTTCGGGAACAGGTAGTCCTCCCCCATCGGGGTACGCATGACGTCAGCAGTGATGTCGTACAGCAGGTCGAGCAGCTGGTTCGGGTCCTTGCCGTCGAAGCCACGCGGGTGAGCCGTCGTGAAGATCGCCAGCGAGCCCTTGATCGCGTCGAGAGCAGCACGCTCCAGACGCTGCACGAGACCGTCCACACCTGCCAGCAGGGCGGCGTAGATGCTCGTGCTGGTGTCCGTCTGACCCAGCGTACCGTCGAAGTGAATGTTGTTCGCCCAGTTGACCTGCTTATCGGCAGGCTTCGAGGGGTCCATCGCAGGCTTCATGACGGGGTTGAACATCTGGAACTCGACGGAGATAGACGAGTAGGAGCCTGCCACGGCAGAGCCCTTGAAGGTGCTCATGGCCGTCTTGACAGCCTCGATCATCGACTGGTGCGTGATCTGAGCGATCGTGCCGGGCACACCCTCCAGGTCCTTGCCACCGTTCGTGATACGGCTGGTGGCGAGCGTCAGCGGGATCTCCTTGATGACGTTGCCTGCTGTGTCCCGAGCGATGAGCACAGGACCTGCACCCTCGGTCTTGCCCGTCTCGCTGTTGTAGCGAGGGGCAACAACTGACGCGCCTTCGAGCATTGCCCAAGGCTCGCCCTGCAGACCACGACCGAAGAAGTCGGTCTCGCTAGCGATCAGTTCCTCTGCGTCGATCTTGTACGCGCGCGCCATATCCGGCGTGGGGTGCGTGTTCGTACGACGAGCGCTGATTGTGGCGGCGATCATGCTCTTCAGGAGCTCGCCACCGATCGCGATCTGCTGGGGCGAGCCCGAGCTGTCCAGATACCGGCTGGAGCCGGAGTGCTGCATGACCAGGTCGGGGACCCACTTGCCGAAGTTCTTCGGGCGGAGCACCGTCTTGTTCAGGTCAGTGACGACCGCGTCCACGCTCTTGCGAGGCGGCATGGCGTCGGGGACGGCCTTGCGGAGGTTGCTGAGCACGCTCAGAAACTCGTCGCTGACCATGTCCTTGGTCAGGTAGACGAACGTCGGGTCGAACTGACCCCACTCCTTCGTGGTCGGCGACGCGATCGAGTCACTCGCCAGGTAGCCGCTCTTCGTCAGCGTGCGGTGCAGGGCGACGATCTTGCTGAGCTCGTCCCACACCTTGCGGTCTGCGGCTTCGTCCGTGCTGAACGACTTGAAGATGTCCATGTGGTCGGTCTGAGCCAGGTTCCACTTGGACAGGGTCTTGGCGTCGTCACCCGTCATGGTGGTGGCGAGGGACGGGCCGAACGTCTCGATGTACTGCGTGATCATCGTCTTGGTCACGCGCTGGGCGGTCGGGCTGTCCCAGTCGATCTTGAGAGCGTTCATCTGAAGCTCGCCGTACTTGCGAGTGTTCTTGAGACCCTGGGCGATGCCAAGCTTCTCCGAAGCCTCGTACACGAGGTCGGCGTTGTCGATCGTCTTGTTGGCCTCCCAGTTCTTCACGGCGACGTCGAGCGCGCCCTGATAGAGCTGGATCATGTTGTCGATCTGCGCCTCGCGCGCGGGAGCAGGAAGAGCGCCGAGCTGTCCCAGACCGGGGATCGGCTCGTAGTCCTTGAGTGCCTGCGTCTCCAGCAGGCCACGGAGCGCGTCACCCTGACCAGGGGCCAGACCCATGAGCGAGCGAATCGCCTCCGCCACGTCAGCCACGATGCTCTCGTAGGCGGAGTTGGTGAGGGTCTCGATTGTCGTGGTCCGCGCGATCGCCGAGTCGGCGAGCATGCGAGTGACGAGGTTGCCGTTGGTGAGCGAGTCGACGTAGCTCAGGAAGAGCTCGTTGGTCTCGTGCTTGTTCCGACCACCCGTACCGTTGATCAGGTCCTTATAGAACGTCGTGCCGACGATCTTCTCGAGGTCCTGCGGGAAGAGATACTGCTGCACCGCCTTACCGGGGCCAGTCTCTTCGTACACCGACGGGTTGATCAGCGCGAAGAGCAGGTTCTGGTACGCGCCGTCCTCCATGATGAACAGCTGGAGGAACTGCTCGGTGGTCAGCGGAGTCCAGTCGATGATCGCACCGGACTCGGTCTGCAGGCGAAGTTCCTGCATCAGAGCCTGGGGGTTGAACGAGATGCTCTTGGCGTCACCGGCGAGCAGAGCGCTGAACGTCTGGTCGAGCTGGGAGCCGAAAGCAGTCTGGTCACGACGAACGTCGGTGTCGCCGTACTGAGCGATGCCAGGGCTGGCCACACCCTTGGAGGCGGAGCCGGGGTCGATACCACGGAAGGAGCGCTCCACGAAGGCACGACGGCCACGAGGACCCATCGTCGGCTGACGAAGGACCCCACTCTGCTTCAGACGGTTGTCCAGAGCCTTGATCGCGTCACTGAGCTGAGCGCTCTTGTACGTGTCGGGCTTCTGCAGAGCGTTCAGCAGGTCGGTCGCGTAGCCGAGGTTACGGGCCTGGAGTTCGACCTCGGACGGGAGCGCCTGAGCGTTCTCCTTGAAGTACTTGGCCGCGTCACGGATCGCCTGACGACGCTCTGCCGACGGCGCGCTCCACTGCCAGCCACTCTTGGTGGAGTCGGGCGAGTAGAGCGTGGTGTCCGTGCGCCAGGCCAGGAGCGGGGCCTGGTTGAACGTGATCTCGCGGTTGACCTCGTCCACGAACTGCTGAACCGAGGTCGCCGTGGCTCGCATGTCGTCCAGGGTCTGCTTGCCAGCGGCGTCGAGGGTCGAGTACAGCTGCACCCACGCGTTGCCGGGGTGTGCATCCTTGCCGTACATGTCCAGGTCCATCTGGAGCATGGCGTCCCAGTAGATGAACGCGGCCTTCTCGGCGTTCTCTTCGAGCAGCATGTCGAAGAACCAGCCGGGAATGGCGAAGTCGCGAGGACTGGCCTTCGGGTTCGGGGCCTTCAGGATCGCGAGCTGCATCTCGGCGGGGAACATGCTCAGCACGTTCTGGAGAACACGGCTGTTATTCTCCAGGGTGTTGATGATCCCCTGGCGGCTCAGGCCCCTGAGCCCGAGCGTGTCCATCATGTGCGCGAGGTTCTGGAAGATCGGCAGCACGTGCTTCTCGTGGAACGTCTTGTCCTCACGGGCGAGACGACCCTGTGCCGTGCCGTCAGCAGCGTGGCTGAGTTCCTTGTCGCTCGCCTCACGGATGGTGTCCACCAGCAGACGGTAGAGCGAGGGCTCGCCCACGGCGTTGAGCTCGGTGTACGCGCTGTGGAGCTCTGCCCGAGCGCGCCAGTCAGAGCGCTGCTGACGGCTCTGGATCATCGTGTAGTCACGGATGAGCGAGTCGAGGGACGAGAACGCGCCGAGCTGGTCTGCCTGCTCCTTCGGGAGCACCGTGCTCGGAGTGACTGCACCGTTGAGCAGCTGCATCGCGCGCGCGGGAGTAACAGTGGCGTATGCCTCGTTGGCGTCGAGCTCACCGAACGCGACGGGAGCCAGCGCCGCCTGACGAGCAGCAGCAGCCTTGATGAGCACCGAGCCGATCGTGGCAGAGGCGTCGTGGACCTGGAAGTCGAACGTGTCGACCTGGCTCTCGTCCACGTTCCAGAACGGGGAGTTGGCCAGGCGAATGAGGGTCTCATCCCTCGTCGCCGGGTTCTTCATCAGGTCGGGGTACTTCTGGTACGCCAGGTTCTCCAGGTCAGCCCGAGCCTCACGAACGACGGGCGAGCCGCCCTGACGCAGCGTGGTGAGAGCGCTGTACGGGCGGAGGCGGGTGAGGTTGGTGTACCACTCGATGATCGCCTGGCGGAGCTCGGAGGGGTTGTGCCGACCGTCAGCGTCCCGAGCGACCGAGTTGATGGGGCCGTACTGCAGGCCACCCATCGAGCGGAACGGGTCGGAGCCACCAGAGCGCTGCTCGTTGGTCTGACCGAGGGTTGCAGCTGCCGTCTCTACCGTGCTGGGGGTACCCGCCTGCAGGCCCTGGGGCTGTGCACCCTTCGTGCCGCTCTTGACGAACTCTGCCGTCTCACGGGTCGCGTGGGCGTCGCGCCAGACCTCCAGGTGCTGCTGGATCTTGTCTTCGATCCAGATGCCGATGGAGGTACCGGGCTTGACGATCTGCTCAGGCTTGAGCGAGTTGTTCTTGACGTACTCGGGCTTGGTACCCGAGCGACCGAGGCTGATGAGCTTGGAGTAGTCGAGCGCGAGGGCGCGGTAGAACTCCTGCTTCGCGCCGTCCGGGTTCTTCTCCAGCATGTTGCGGAAGTTCGTGAACGTGCTGGAGCGCACGCCGGGCAGAGACTGCTTGAGGTCCTTGACCAGGGCGTCGTACGTGTTGCGCACTTCCTTCTGCGCGTCGACGTCGAACCCGGCCAGCGTGAACTGCTGCAGCATGAGGATCGCGTCCTCGTAGCCACGCTTGGCGACGTTCAGGAAGCCGCCGCCACGGGTACCCGCTTCCTCGACGCCCTCGACGGGTGCCCAGTGGTTCATGCCCAGGCGGAGCTGCTCGCGAGCGCCCCGGTTCGGGACATACCGCGCCATGTGCTTGAGCTTGTCGCCGTCGTTGTCGTGGCTGAGCAGCTTCTCGAACGACTGGGAGACCTTGCTCATCCCGTGAGCGTTGTTGGCCTCCATCTCGAAGTCGATCTGAGGCAGAAGCATCTGGAACGAGCCGGGGTTGTCGTTCGGGAGGCGGGAGAAGATGAGCTCCACCGCCTGCTGCTGCAGGATGCTGGGTGCGTCGACCTGAGCAGTGCCGTCCCAGTAGTCCTGCAGGAGACGGTTGATGCGCGCGAGCGGGTCCGTGCCGTTGGTACGCACGTACTCTTCGTAGAGGCCGTTGAGCTCGGTCATCAGCCCGGCGAGGGTGTCGTGGACGCCCTGCACGTTCTGGTCCTGCTGCTGGTCGGTGTCCTCTTCGATGAGCTGCTGGCTCAGAGCGCTCAGGCGGTTGTTCAGCTTGGCCAGCGTGGTCTTCGCGGAGTGGAAGATCATGTAGCTGGGCATCCGCACGTCGTTGAACGGCAGGATGTCGGCCATGTCCTCGAGAGCGTCTTCCCACTCGCCGGGAGTGAGCTGCTGCTTCTTGAGGATCGTCTTGAGGGCGTCTTCCTTCTGATACGCCGCGACGACAGAGCTCACGAGCTGCTGCGTCGTGTCGTCCATGTAGTCTTCGCGCTGACGACGGAGGCGACGCTCCGTGGTCTGGTTGGCGGTCGACAGCATGCGCTTCGTGGCGGGGTCGACAGCTTTCCACTCCGTGCGGCTGAAGGGCTGCTGTCCGTCGTTCAGCAGGAGGGTGTTGGCGCGGTACCTGGCGCGCTCGTCGGCGGAGAACGTGCCGACCCTGGAGCCGACACTCATACCCGCGCCCATCGCGAAGCCTGCGACGGCAGCGTTCAGGAGCTCCTGCGGCTGAGCAGCCCAACCAGTTGCCGCACCGTTCAGGTACGTCTGGAGGACTTCTTCAGTGGCCTCGCCGAAGCCGTTGACGAGGGCAAGCTTCCAGGGTACTGTGGCGCGTTCCATGCGCACCGCCGCCTGATACAGATCGTCCGCGGTGACAGAGCTGCCACCCCGTCGGAGCACGTCTGCATAGGCCGATCCACGTACCGCCAGACGATTGATAGCGGTGCTGGGGACCATCCAGGCGGTGATAGTCTGAGCGAGAGACTCTCGCTCTGCGCGCACGACACCGTCTGCTCCCATCTTGACGTCGAAGGTGCGGTCCATCGTGGTGGTGGTGCGGACGGCGTCGGGGTTGCGAGGGGCCAGGTCGTCCAGTGCACTGTTCTTCGTCCCACCGACGTTCCGGCTAGCGGAGTATCGGAGCAGACTGGGCATGAGCATCTGGCTGATGTCGATCGCGGAAGCACCAGCTGCAGCAAGTCGCTGCTCCATGCTCTCGTACTTGTGGAAGGAGCCTGTGACTTCATCCCACTCCCCGTCGTTCGTGGCCTTGTTGTAGGCGTTGCCGAGGGCAGAGCCGCCCATCGAGGCAGTGTAGGCAGCAACAGCGGCCTTGTTGGACGACATGAGCATGCCGTCCACGAACCCGGTGACCCCGAGGGCGACGTCCGCGCCCCAGTTACCAGCAGCCTGCGCCTCGCGGATCTCAGAGAGGTCGTCGCCCCAGTTGCCGGAGAAGACATCGACGGCACCAGCGGTCAGGTTGGTCAGGACGTTCATGCGGCTGACGCCGAACTCACCTGCCTTGGCCGTCAGGTGCGCGATCTGAGCGTCGGTGCCTTCCTCAGCCATGAGGCCGGTGCTGACGAACGCCTGAGCCGCCATGGTGCGGGCCTCATCGACGTTCGCGAGACTGCCGACAGCACCCGCGATGCCACCGACGATCGCACCCGGCCAGCCGAACGCAGCACCAGCAGCCGCACCGCCAGCGAAGCCCGCGACCGGGATCAGGAACTCGTCCCAGGCTCCACCTTCCCAGTCGCTCAGCAGCTTGTTGACGGACTGCTGGTAGGGCGCGCGGGTGACGTAAGCCTCGACCAGCTTACCTTCCTTGGCACCCTGCTCCTGGATCATCTCATAGAGCTTGTCCTGGTCGCCGTCGGCCTCGCGATACTTGTCAGCGGCGTCCTTGCCGAAGATGTGCGGGGCGACGTAGGCATTCGCCTCTTCCCGCGTGAAGCCGGAGTCCCGATCGTACACGTTGCCCTGGAAGACACCGTTGTCGTAGACATCGCCGACCTTGAACTGGCGGTCGCCCTCGCTGAGCTGGGCGTTACCCTTGAAGTAGCCGTCTTTCGCGAACGTCTGGTTCCAGCCGACGATGCCGGTGAAGTCAGGGCGGAGGAACAGGTCGGAGACATAGTCCGGGTTGTCCTGGATCTTCTGCTGTTCCTCGTCGTACTGGTCGTACATCCGAGTGAAGAACTCGTCGTTGAACGCGTTCTCCGTACCGCCGACACGTCCACCCGTCTGCCAGCCGACCCGCAGTCCAGGGTCCAGGCTCGCAGCACCATCAGCCCACGCGAGCTCGCGAGTCTGCTTGAGACCCTTCGGCGCGTAGTTGAAGGGGTCCTTGTCGGCGACCTCATCAGTCCAAGCCACTGCGACTCCTTCTAAGTCTTTGTCAGCGAACCGGAAACGGTTGGCCTAGGACATTGTAACACGACTCGGACGGTCGCGGGGGCAAGACGGGGCCGCCGCTCTCGATCACGGGCACTGAGCAGGGCCTCCCAGTAGCCCACAGGTGCTACGAATCGCGCTACCGCCCTCGTCTGTGCCTTTCTGCTACCACACGCGTTACCTTGCGCGTTTCAGAGGAGGTAAGAGTCTGGGTGACATGACTAGGATTTTCGGGAAAACTTTTGTGAGCAGATGGAAGATATACTAATAACACAATAAAGACATCATATACCCCCCTATATTAATACATATAAGTATCTCTTTTGACACTTTCTTGAACTCGTCGTCCCTCTCGTGCTACTACTTGTGCTACTACTACTGAAACCTGGTGGTGCTCGTGCTCTGCTACTTTTGTGGCTACCTGTTCCATCTTACATGTACATGTTACATGATCTAATTGCTTTGCTGTGGCTTTATGCTTCTGCTGTTATTGTATATCTTTTGCTATGCTATCTAGTATAGTCTATGCTACCATCTAAGGAGACCATCATGGCTAAGGACAAGCGTCCTGCCCGACGTAACCCGCTCGAACAGCTCGAGCGCTTCTACGTCAACACCACTCGTACCCTCGCGGTCGACATCGAGAACTTCCAGGACATGTCTGGAGTTCACGTGCTCAACGCTGCTGCCAACCTGCCTCAGGTTGCTGCAACCATCGAGGCCTACCGCGATGCCAACAAGGCTGCGGTCCAGGTGTTCATCCAGAACAACCTGGCTCAGTCGGCCTGACAACCACATGGCTAGGGACCCGTAGGGGAACGGGTTCCTAGTCATGTTCACTTTTTCTTTTTAATGTAATGGCTCAGCACTTAGTCTATGACGACAGACCTGACCTATCAACTGACTTATTCTAGCTACTGGCGCTTGCGTCTGGGAACCAGACGTGGTCACCCACCAGTAGACGAGTAAGTCTATAGTGCTGAGCTCAAAACAATTTATGTATTATGAACATGACTAGCTAGTAACAACTAGCTTTAACATATAGCATGTCACGTCTTAAGTCCCGGTGGGACGGCGACGTAGGTAACTTGCTGTTGCACTACAAGTCACCTAGGCGCACAGGGTGTACGTATAGTCACTTGCGGTTACCGCATGTCTCTGCTTCCTGGTTAGCTGCATGGCCGCTCTTTACCCTTGCTCACAACCAACGTCATGGTTACGCCCGAACTGCGTAACCACACGTAACTACGGCAAGGGTTCGCGTAACTAGTCGCGTAACCGGCCTGCTTCCCATGTCTCGCATGGGAACCTGCCCAACGTAACCGGCGTAACCGGTTTTTTGGAACTGGCCTCTGTAACCTACATTTACTTCTTCTCATCCCTTGAAGGGAAGTTAGATAATAACGTACAAGATCATAGTAACCTAGGGGGGTTTGCCGGGGGTGGTTACGCTGGTTACGTTGCCCACCTTGCCATGTCTCGCATGGTAACCGGGCCGGTTACGCGCCCGGTTACGCTCCCACTTCCCGTAGTTACGCTTGGTTACGCAACTCGGGGCGAGCTCCTTCTACTGTGTCAAGCAATGCTACGGACTCGTAGCTCTCGGCGGCTGCCTCAGACCACTGGCTAGTGGTCGCCCATGGCTATGGGCATGCAATACTAAAGTATCTTTAGGGGTAACAGGGATGGAATAAGAGAATAGTCTCTTTAACCTAGTTACTCAGAGAGTAGGTATTACAATGATGACCGTAGGTCAGGCATTGTTCTTCGCCGTC